ACACATGAAGATCCTAGTCATTATATTAAAGGCTTAATATGGGAAAAGATTTACGAATATTATAAATACTATTATGAAAAACACATTTCACAACGCAGATGAAGCATATGAAGCTTTGCTTGATGAGGTTATTATAAACGGTATAGAGTTTGATGGTACGCAGGCTATATTTAACTGCGGCTTTTATATAGTAAACCCACAAGATAATCACATTAAAAATAAACAGCGTAACTGGAGTTTAGAATATGCTGAAGCTGAATGGCAATGGTATTTGTCTGGTGATCCTAGCATTGACAAGCTTGGTGAGCTATATGGTAAGATACCACCGATATGGGAACGTATGGCAAACAGTGATCGCGAGGTAAACAGTAACTATGGCTACCAATGGAAGCGTAAAGCTCAAATAGATTACGTCTGTGCAAAGCTTAAAACAAATCCTAATACACGCCACGCCGCAATTAGTATATATGACGGTAAAGAATACGATAAATACAAGAAAGACACGCCTTGTACTTATGCAATTCAGTTTACAATTATAGATAAACAGTTGTGTATGTCTGTCTATATGCGTTCTAATGACATCTGGTACGGTTTCTGTAATGATCAGTATCAATTCTCATCATTGCAAAAAATGATTGCAGACAGACTGAATTTAGAAATTGGTTGGTATTACCACCACGCGCACAACATGCACTTATATAACGATAAATTATAATTATGTATTATTTATACCACATACCTGGTAAAAAGATCGGTGTTACACGTGATCTTAATACCAGAGTTACCCTTATGCAAGGTTATAAGGAGAATGAGTATGAAGTTCTTGAACAGTCAGACGATATAGATTATATATCAGACCGTGAAATAGAACTTCAAAAGTCTTACGGCTATAAAGTCGATAGAAAACTATATAAACACTTATTTAATAATATGAAGATAAACGCAACACAACAAACCTCAACTTTCCCTTGTCCAGTTAATAAATTAAAAGGACAATTGCACGATAACATAGGTCTTACTTGGCAGACAGAATTTGGCCAGTTTGAAATAACTAAACGAAATATTCTGTGGATAATGGCTAACGTTAAAGAGTCAATGTATAATACTAAAAGGTGTTATATATACAATAAAGCTTTTTATGAAGCATTTTTTAATCCTCACGATCAACCTCAGACTGAGCTTAAATACGATACTAGCGTAGATGAAATACCAGGTCGCTTTGAGCTTATAAGATTTTGGGCAAAAGACAGGGGCTTGTACGATAAAGGTAATTCACATACTCAATACGTTAAACTACAAGAAGAAGCTGGTGAACTAGCTCAAGCAATACTAAAGCAAGATAAGCCTGAAATACAAGATGCTATTGGTGATATGGTTGTAGTACTTACAAACTTAGCACACTTAGAGGGCTTTACAATTGAAGATTGTATTGATTCAGCTTACACTGAAATAGCTATGCGTAAAGGTAAAATGCTTAATGGAACATTTGTAAAAGAAACAGTATGAAGATAAGAACTAAAGACGCAATAGTACAAGCTGTACTTAGAAAAATGGACGAACGCAGTTTAGTAGGTCAAAAGAAATACGGAGCTACAATGATGCAAGAAATAGAAGGTCAAGAAAAAGATCTTAATCGTTTCTTAGTTGATGTACAAGAAGAATTAATGGATGCTTTGCTTTATATTGAAGCTGCTAAACGTTGTTTGACTGATGAAATCGAAGAGGCAATGATCAATCGTATTAATGTTATAGGTCAAAACGGTAACGATGGTTTACACTATCATGACATTGAAATCAATGAAGAGGAGACCTTATAAACGCAAGAAAAAACGCGGGCCAGTACAGTCGAAGAAAGTATCATATGATGGTATTAACTTTGCATCTGGCCTTGAGCGTTATATGTATATGGCTTTGAAAAAAGAAAAAATCAAAGCTAAATACGAAGGAGAGACTTTTGTTTTACTCGCTGGCTTTCATTTTGATAATGAAGTATACGAGAGATGTGCTAACGGCAAAGGTGATTACAAAAACAGAGGCTGCAAACGTATACTACCTATTAAGTATACACCTGATTTTATTGGTGATGACTTTATAATTGAAACAAAAGGTAGAGCTAACGAATCATTTCCAATGCGTTGGAAGTTATTTAAAAGACTTGTTATGACGCAGTTTCCAAACGTAACACTATACAAACCACAAAATCAAAAAGAATGCGACGAGACAATAAAGCTAATCCTTTCGAGGCGAAAAGGATAGCAAGACAAAAGTATGCTGAGCGTCAGATCGATAAGTGGTGGCAATGGAGTTGGGAAGCGCGAGGTAAAATAAAATATAAAGAACTAGTAGAAATACAAGATAGATATGGAATCAAATGTTATTGATTATGTTTTAGAAAAATATCCTAAGACGTTTAAAAATAAAGAAATATTAGTAGAAGAAAATGATGCATGTTATTTTGTGTCAACAAACAAAGACGAATCACCTTTAATATTAAGTAAAAATATATGAGTAAAGAAAAGAAGCAATGGAGCTTGTCAATAGGTACTTATCCCGGTATATTATTTGGCATGAGATCATACGAAGAACAAGGGCAAACAACGCACGTTTTTTATTTACCGCTAATTGATATAGCATTAGAAGTATATAACTAATGGGATTATTTGATAAAAGAATACCGTATAAACCTTTTGAGTACCCAGAGTATTACACAGAAGGTTGGCTAAAGCAGGCTCAGGCATTTTGGTTACATACTGAAATACCAATGAGTGGTGATGTTAAAGACTGGAACGAAAAATTAAATGATAAAGAAAAGAACCTGGTCGGTAATATATTACTGGGCTTCGCACAGACGGAGTGCGCGGTTTCTGATTACTGGACCCAAAAAGTAGTAAGCTGGTTTCCAAAGTACGAGATACAGCAAATGGCTATGATGTTTGGATCGCAAGAGACGATACACGCAGTAGCATATAGTTATTTAAATGAAACATTAGGATTAGAAGATTATGAAGCATTTTTACACGAGCCTGCAACGGCTGAAAGGTTTGATAACTTGGTTGCGTATGATGGATCCAATGCCGTTGGTATTGGTAAGTCTCTTGCTGTGTTTAGTGCTTTTGCGGAAGGCGTTAGCCTCTATTCTGCTTTTGCTGTACTTTATTCTTTTCAGCTAAGAAATTTACTTAAAGGTATTGGGCAGCAAATGAAGTGGTCAGTGCGAGATGAGAGCTTACATAGTAAAATGGGCTGTAAGCTTTTCCGCGATATGTGCAGCGAAAACAATCAATTACTGAATTTATGTCGAGAAGATATAGTAAAAGCTGCAGAAACCATGGTTGATCTAGAAACTAAATATATTAACAAGATGTTTGAGATGGGGGATATAGAAGGTATATCAGCTAATGATCTTACACATTTTATAAAAAAGAGAGCAAATGAAAAACTTGTTGAACTGGGTTACGTTGACCTTGGGAACTATTTCGCGTATGACAAGGGCGCAGCGTCTAATCTTGATTGGTTCTATCATCTTACCGGCGGGGTCACTCATACTGATTTTTTCGCAATACGGCCGACGGATTATAGCAAAGCTAATGAAGGGGAAGACTTCGAGGACATTTGGTAACATAACAGAAAAAGATATATACAAAGATTTATATGAAGGGAAGTAAACAAAGCAGAACAGATCTGCTAGAAAAAAAGATACAAGCTTTAATTAAAGTTGTACAACAGTTGTTAGATGAAAACGCTTATTTAAAAGACTTGTCTGTAGGTACGCTGGAAACTGTAAAGCTAATGCCAGGTTATGACGAAGCAATAGAGCAGTTGAAAACTAAATTAAAAGAAAATGCAGAGAAAAAGAAGATGGAAGTACAGGCTGATTAAAGCCTTACGCTATACTAATAAACTCACATCTTGGCAGAAGTTTGCGTCGCGTGTTGGATACATGGGCGCAGGCTTTGTGATAGCTGGGCAATGGACTATTAATCCTATATTGTTTATTATAGGTTTTGTATGTATCATTGTCCAGACGTCATCACGTAAACAATGGAACTTAGTTGCTTTAAACATTAACGGTTTAATAGCATGGATAATACACTTAATAAACGGAGTATAAAATGTGGAACAATGAATGGAAAAAAGGAGAAGATTACCCTAAGTGGGGTGATACAGACGTATACAAAAAAACTATCGCAGGTGGTTACCTGCTTCAAGATGAAACACCTCGTGAAGCATACATGCGTGTTGCTAAAACAGTTGCGCGTAGACTTTACAAACCTGAACTGGCCAACACGTTTTTTGATTATATTTGGAATGGTTGGTTGTGTCTGGCTAGTCCTGTGCTATCAAACACAGGGACTGATCGCGGTCTACCTATATCTTGCTTTGGCATTGATGTTGCAGACTCGATTCAAGACATAGGAAGTAAAAACCTAGAGATGATGCTACTCGCTAAGCACGGCGGTGGAGTTGGTATCGGTATAAATCAAATAAGACCCGCTGGCGCTAAAATAACAGGTAATGGAACAAGTGATGGCGTTGTGCCGTTTTGTAAAATATACGACTCGACAATACTTGCCACTAATCAAGGATCTGTCAGACGAGGAGCTGCATCAGTTAATATTAATATTGATCACCCCGATTTCGATGAGTGGCTCGAAATACGTGAACCTAAAGGTGATGTCAACAGACAATCACTTAACATGCACCAGTGCGCTGTGGTTGGCGATAAGTTCATGCGACGAATTGAACAAGGAGATAGAGACGCTAGAAAACGTTGGGGAAAATTACTTCAAAAGCGTAAAGCTACTGGCGAACCTTACATCCTTTTTAAGGGGAATACAAATAAGAATAACCCACGAGCCTACAAAGACAACGGCTTAAAGGTACATATGACAAACATATGTTCAGAGATTACATTACACACAGACGAGAACCATAGCTTTGTATGTTGCTTGTCGTCTTTAAACTTAGCTAAATATGATGAATGGAAAGGAAGCAACCTTATATATCACGCCACGTGGTTTCTTGATGGCGTTATGGAGGAATTTATTCAAAGAGCAAAAGGACTTAGAGGTTTTGAAAATGCCATTCGTTCTGCTACGAAAGGACGAGCACTTGGGTTGGGTGTACTGGGATGGCACACATATCTCCAAGAAAAGGCTATACCTTTTGAGGGTCTGCTTGCTCAGTTTGAAACTAGGAAAATATTTTCGCAAATTAAAATCGAGTCTGAACGCGCTAGTAGAGATCTTGCTGAGGTTTATGGTGAACCTTTGTGGTGCGTTGGCACTGGCATGCGTAATACTCACTTGCGCGCTATTGCTCCCACTGTTAGTAATTCAAAGCTTAGCGGAAACATTTCGCCGGGAATAGAACCTTGGGCTGCAAATGTATTTACAGAGCAATCAGCTAAAGGTACGTTTATAAGAAAAAACCCTACACTTTTAAAATTATTAAGAAAACTTAAAATAAATACAAATGAAACTTGGGATAAAATACTGGCAGATGGTGGTAGTGTTCAAGGTCTATCTGAGCTTGACGGGGTTGTGGTTGGACCACACGATGTACCGGCTAAAGACGTTTTTAAAACGTTTAAAGAGATCAATCAACTCGAACTAGTAAATCAAGCTGGTATACGACAGCAATATATAGATCAGTCTGTTAGTTTAAACCTAGCATTTCCTAGCGTGGCTACACCTAAATGGATTAATCAGGTTCATATGTCAGCATGGAAAAAAGGTATTAAAACCCTGTACTATACTAGAACTGAATCAGTGCTACGTGGTGATATAGCACAACAAGCTATGAGTGAAGATTGTATTGCCTGTGACGGATAAAAACAATGAAGGGGACCTCGATTGAGATCCCCTTCGGTTACAGGAACTTTTGGGTATGGTACGCCCAGTTATCTTTGTTCCTTATTTTTTACATACACACTGTGCTACTGGACAATCTTTAACATCTACAATCAATTTAGATACTAACCAGTTCCATTTACACATTAGCTTACACCAGCAAGCTTGCATCCATAATCCTAATTTTACTAATAATTTTCCCATAATTTAATCGTTTTCTATTTGTCTTAATTTAAGTTGCCCATTAACACATTCATACTCTTGTATCTCTGCGTTAAACTCTTTTAAGTTTTGCTCTTGACTAATAGGCTTTTCGTATTTTTGCATTTTACCATCAACTCTCTTCATTGATGTTTTTGATTTCCTTTTCATGTACTCAGCTTTCTTTTTCGCTCTTGCTTCTGCACATTTATCTTGATAGAACGGTGAATTACTTTTCATTATTTTTTAGATTTATGTTTGTTACAAAAGTTTCTAGCCGCTTCTACGCTACCGAAACCCCACTTTTTTAGTGCCATTGCTTTCTTAGTTGGTTCGCCTTTAGCATCTTTCATTGCTCCAGCCATACCAGCAAACCTACAAGCAAATGACACTCTTCGCTTGTTGCTTCCTTTTGTAAGTCTTTTACCCAACTTCTTACCGGTTTCAGATGTATACTCTGACCGCATTTTTCTATTCTGTTTTTCGTAAGCTTTTTCTTTTATTTTTACAGGTGATTTCATATTATTTATTTTTTCCAATTACCTTTTCTAGCAAAATCTATCATTTGATCTTGATCTTTAAAACTATATAATTCGTTTCTTTTAATAGCTTGATCTCTACTTTGATTAGACCAAGAACCTGTAATACTATCTCTATATATAGAAGGCCAAGCTTCTCTTCTACCATCATCAGCCATTAAATGACTAGATGGCTCATGACCCTCATATTGAGGAGAATCGTGAAAGTTATATTTACCTTGATCACCTGTAACGTAAATAGTTTTATTTTGTCTAGCAGATCTAATTTTTTCAGGATCTATATGATCAGTAAAAAACGGTGAAATTTTAAATGGCGAATTCATATTACTTTATATTTTGTTTTACCGTTTTCTTTATATGCTTTCAAGCATTTATTTCTATTATCTTCATCGTTAACATAAGACACATGTATCCAGTTAGGATTCATATCTGTACCAAACTCCCATATAAGTTGATCAAAGTTTAGGTTTTCTTTTATCCATTGGTACATCTCTGCATTGCTCTTATGTCCATATACATCATCTAAATCAATTGCTTGGCCTTTACAATGCTGAGAACTTGCTGATCCTCCTATGGCTTCGTTTAAAGCAGCTGATCTAAAAAATGATGTAACTTTAATTGCTCCACCGACCCATTTGCGTAGTGGTTCAAATATTTTTCTAGCGGTTAAACCCATTGTTTCTACTTGAGTAGGATTAGGTGTATTGTCTATATTTTTACGTTTAGCTGTACTTGAGTGTATAGCTTCTGCATATGTTATATGATCACTTATTTTTTCCATAAATTAGAATTTATCAGCTTGATTTATTTCATCTATAGTTGCTTGAACCTCTTCAAGATCTGTAGGTAGTAATAAATCTAATCCAGCTTTAAATGTAGCTTCTTTGATACCGTTTTTAAATATAAGTAAAGTTGGAGCCATACGTACTCTATGTTTCTTTTTTGCTTTAGGAGCTTTAGCTATATCTATTCTATAGTATGTAGCATCTTTTATTTTCTCCCACTCACTAAAACAGTTTTCTTTATTAAAATCTGCCCAGAATTCTACAACTATTGTTTCAAAATTATTTTCACCAAAAGATGACACTTGAGCTATAACGTTTTCAAAGCTAGCGTCGTCTATCCATTTATCTTCAGGTACACTTACTTGACCAAAAGCTATTGTGCTAAATAAAAGTAAAATTAAATTCTTCATCTTCCTCTTTGTATTTCGTATAAACGTTGATCAATTTTTCCAATAGTTTCTTTAATTTCTTCTACATCATCTTGAGTGTCCATAATAGTTTGACGTATAAGTTCATCTTTTAAATCATACTCAACACGATCTATAACAGGTTCAGGCTGTTTCATGGCTTCTGCTATATCAGCCTGCAATGTATACCACATGCCTGATAAAGTTACAACAAAACCTACTATCATGCCTATTGTTTTAAAATCTAATGTTATTTTAGTGTCTTCCCCTATTTGTGGTGGTGTTTTGGCCATTATCTTAGTGTTACGTTTATTCCAAAGTTAGTATTAAATATTTCACGATCCCAAAACTTCACGTATTCAGCTTCAGCAAATAATCCTACTGTTTTCCATATTTTCCATCCAAACATAATACCGCCTTGCATATCTTGCCACTGTTCAAGTTCTGCATCTTCACGAAGACCACCTTTACCCCAGTTGTTTCTATTTAAGTAACTAAAGTCAACATCGCCTTTTATATATTTGTGGTGACCTAATATTAAATTACCATACATGTGCATCCAAAAATTATTTTGATAGTGGTAAAAATCAAATCCAACAATCGGTGCTATCTCGCCAAAGTCATCTAATAAATCCCACTGCTCGTTATTGTAGCGCATCATTAAATCACCAAAAACTGTATTTCTAAAATCCAAATCTGTATTTGCAACTTGATTACCTTCTGGATCAATCCAATACCAGTCATATACTTCGTTTCCTAACTCGTCTTCTGCTGAATAAAATATATCGTCGTAGCCATATAAAAATCCTAATTCATACCAGTAGTTTGCAGGGAACTCTTCGCCATTTATTATTTCAGTTTCATTAAGCCATATCTCTATAGGATTATATCCAAAAGCTTGCTCATGTGTTCTATATATTGCGCCAGCTGATACACTAAACTTATTACCTATAGGTGCTCTAAGCCTAACTTCAGCAGACTGATATTTAAATCCTACGTTACCAGCTTGTCTTTGTTCAGCTTTTATAATATGATACTTGCCGGTGTGACGTATAAAATATCTAGAGTTTTCAAACTCATCACCACGCTGACGTTCTTTTTCATAATGAAACAAATACTCTAAGCCTTGTACCGCCGCTGTTGGAGCTGATAAAGCTATATTGTTTTCTGTACCGTTATAAAAGTTGGGTTTGTTTTCATAACCAAATCTAGCCAGTTTACGTATACCAACACCTAATCTATAATCGTTTGGAAAATACTCTGTATTATCTATAACCTGTGGTATATCATATAAGTTACCATCAGCTGGAGGTCTTACAAAGTAATTTTTACGAGGCGTTTCAAATGAATTAGAAGTATTACCAGCGGCATATAAACTAGAATACTTAAATACATTATCATATATTTTTTTAAAAAACTGAGCGTTACTATTAAATGTAATTAATAACAACAATAGGCATAGTATTTTTTTCATATTATTCTCCGCATTTTTTAGATGGATCATCTACTCTTCTCCAGTCTTCTTTTTCAAACCAGTCTCTAAGTGTAGCTCCTTTTTTACGAGCACCTTTGACATTAGTCTTAGATGATCTTTTATATTTACCTTTAGCGCCAGCTGATTTTTTAGAGTTAACTAGCTTCTGTCTTTCTTCTTTACTCATGCTTCTTATTTTAGAAGCGGGTAAACAAGTTTTAGTTGTACCACCGCCTTTTTGTTTGTTAAGTGGAGATCTTTTTTCTTCGGCAGCTGCTAAACTAGGATCATTACCTTTACCTCTGCCTGATACAGCAGCAGTTCTATTACGCATCTTGTTCCACGGCTTAGAGTGCATGACTGTAGCCCAACAGTGCTTAAACGGTGTTCCTTGTTTATAATCCATTACTTTTTCTTTTTACCTCCAAAGTTACTAGGTCCACCAGCTTTAGTACATCTTACGCCCCAACCTGAAGCATAAGCACTAGGCCAAACCTTAAATTTCTTTTTTGCTGCGGCTTTACAAGCGCCACTTATTTTACCGTATAAAGGACTACTCATCTTTTTTCTTTTTTTGTAATTCAATTATTTTTTTAACCCTAGCGTCTTCATAGCGCAATGCTTTAATTTGTTTTTTAGTAAGACCTAGATCTAATAACATCTGTGTTTGCTCAACCGTGCTAGTATCACGCTTCATTATATCAATCTCTTGTTTCTTACGCTCTGCCTCTGTAGGCTCAACTGGTTTATCCCAACCGCCATAGTAAGGCAAGCCAACGTCCCAAGTGCTCCAACCACCAAACAAAAGAACTTTCTGCCACTTTTGTGATTGCTCACTCAATATGCCTCTTATATTATTTGCTTTCTTAATAACACGATCAATAGGTATGTTTGTAGTTGCTGTTATAATTTGAGCTCCTGCTAGATAAGCTGGATTATCAAGACTAAAACCTTTTTGTTTCATTTCTTTCATGTTCCAACTAAAGCTTTTTAAACCGCCTACTATTTTTCTATATTTAGAACTAATAGCTGGCGAGAAGCTTAATGCCTCTATTGCCGCGGCTTCATACTCAGGTCTTTTCTTACCAGACTCTTCGTATATTTTCATTAAAGTATTTTTAACAGCAACCATAGCCATACCTGCAATACCTAAACCTTTTAACTGAGAGTCAATCATACCGTTTGCAACTCTAGCTATTCTCTTTTCATCTTGCTTTTTCTTTGCCGCACTTTTCTCCTCATCATCTTCGTCGTCACCAAAACCTATAGCAAATAAAGCTTGTTGCATAGCGTTAAATATTAAGTTTTGAATAACACCGTAATAAGCTATTCTAGCCATTTTAACTTTTGGATCACCGCGACCTGCTATTAAGTCCTGTATGTCACGCTTTTGTATTCTAATATATTGCATCGGTGTATTAGCCCAGTTAAGTATAACACGACCAGCGGCTGATGCTTGCTGCATACTGATTTTATCAGGTGAACTAGACTGTTGGCTTTCTTCCGCGATACGTCTAAAGTCTTGAAAAGCTTTTTCTGCAGCTAATTCCTTGCTCATACCTTCTTTAATATACTTATTCATTCTATTTCTATAGAACGTAGCGCCACCTGAAGCAATAGCAAAACTATCTGCATAACGAGTAAGTACAAAACCTTTACTCAGTAAATACGATATAGCTGCATTAACTTTGTTTTTAGAATCTTTTACAGCGTCTGCTATTTCAGATTCACTTACATTTATTTTAAGACCATTACGACGCTGTACTAAGTAATCAGAGTTCATAAGAGTCATAAAATCTCCCCAGAATTGCTTTTGATTTGCAAACGCTTTACCTGCGGCTATAATATTATTATCACCCCAATTTATAAAGTTTACAGCAGATATAGTTTGAAGTAGCGCAGATTTAGTATTTAAGAACATTACTGCACCAACGGAGTTGTTAACCCAGTCAAGTACAGCACTTGTCTGATCGTTGTAACCAAGCCTATTTGTGCCAGCTTTCATACGAGCTAAACTATTTTCTAAAGCTTTTCGCCAGCGGGTACCATAAGCCGCTTCCATTTTGTTTAAGTTCTCAGGTGAAAATATAATATCTACATTTTCTCTCCACTCTTGCTGGTACTCTGCTCTGTTTACTTTGTTTATACCACCAATAATATCTGTAGTTAGATTACCACCTAACCAATCTTTACCAGGTTTAGGATATGGTTTACCTTTTTGTATTGACATTAATTGATCTGCAAAACTTTGTAACTTAGCGTCATCAGTTATAAACTTATTAAGTTTTCTTGCATCAGCTTTTGAAAGCCCAGGTATTGACATACCTTGTTGAGTCCACATATAAGTACGAAGCGCGTGCTGATATGTAAACTTCCCAACACCTGTTTCTGTTTCTAATGTTGTAGGTAAACCTGGAAACTGCTCTTTCAATGCCATAAAGTCGTTAGCAGCTGCTATTTTAGCTTGAGTTATAGAATCTTCCGCTCTGTTATACGGATCCATAAGGTTTGTTTTCAAAAACTCATATTGAGCTTCACCTTTTTTACCATCACCTAATAAGCTATATAATAAACCTTTAAAATCTTCAGCTGATGAAGCCATTGTTAACCAATCAAATCTCCCTTTATCTTTACCTATTGTTTTAGCTTTAGCAGCAGAAAAAGTTTTGAATGATTCAATACCTGAAGAGTCTTCAATCATTTGATTTACTATAGTATTAAATGTAGCTGACTTACTAAACTTGGCTTGCTGCACTCTAGACTTAACATCTATTTGATCTAATACGTCTTTAACTGCTTTAACATTTTTACTAGCATCATCTGCAAAATAAAAGTCATTATAACCTTCAGCTGCTTTACCAGCGATCCATCTACCTTTTGCAGCAGCGGTACCATCGGCTAAGCCTGTTATGTTACCTAAAGGTATATTAATACCTAAAGCTTTCATAAAAGCTTTTATAGGACCAGCTGCACTTTGTGGTCTAGCTGTTAATATAAATAAATCTTCTGTTCCTCTAGCGTCTGCTATTTTTTTAGCAACATCAAATAACGGTCCTTTCTTGCCATCAATAACTTGCTCAAATTGACTAAAATCAAACGTAGCGCCTTGCTCTTCAAGTGTGGCAGCTTGTTCAGCAAATTGAGTTGCGTTTATTTCTTTAGTCCCACCTGGTACTTCTTTTAAAACTTCTAGTTTTTGTTGCTCGTTTAAGCTGTTGAAGTTTTGTTTAAAGCTTGGTAGATTTTCAAATTCTTTTTTAAATTTTCTTCTAGCTACAATATCAAGCATATCGCTATCAATGCTAGATAAAGGATTTATAACAATAACCTTACTGTTTGATCTAGCTAATGTATCATCAAAGTCAAATACTCTTATTTTCTTAACAGGTTTATCTATTTTTCTACCTTCAGCTAAAGCTTTGTCAAGAGTGTTTAGCTCATCAGTAACAAGTACGCTATTACCAGCGGCTTTATCACTAAACTTCAAGCTATTGGGTTGCATATTGTTATTTGTAATACTAGGTTTAACTTTAGCATTACCAGAGCTGATCTGTGCATCAAGTCTTTTAACTGCTTCTGCTTGAGTTATTTCACCAGTCATCACTTGGTATGTAAGTTCGTTTTGAACATATATATTATTAGAGTTTTGATCTGATTTAGGCAATTGACGCGTATAGGTTTCAGCTACGGTTTTACCCATTATCTCTAAAGTATTACTATTAATACCTTGTATATTGTCTCCACTAGAATTTTCATTTACTTGAGGATTAAAATATCTAATTAATGCATTTTTTATTTTACTTTCATCACCAGTTTTAAAATATTCTTTTAAACCATCATAAAAAAGCTGTGTTTGTGTTGATTTGTAATTATATTTTTCACCATACGTGCCATCTGTGTCTATTAACTTATTATCTTGTATTTCTGTTATACCTAGTTGAAAATAAGCTTTTTTAACAATAGGCATTATGGCATCTACATCATCATAAAGCTGAGCTAGATACATAAAAGAAGCCATTTCATTAGCTGGATAAACATGCTCTTTTACCGTATTGCCATCTTTTGATCGTTTAGCTTTCAGATATTCTTCACTAAGACCCATGTCAACCGCCATGTTTCTAACTAAATGAGAAGAAGAAGATGATTGTGTTCCGTAAATAGCTAGTAAAGATAAATAATTAGCTGGGTCTGCTTTTATAGCATTTGCTCCGCCTTGCAATATAATTTTAACACCTTTAGCATTTGCGTCTACTTTTCTTTTAGCACTTTCTTTAGCGTAATTTCCAGTTACTAAAGACGGAGATTTAGTTCCAAACGCTACTTTAATACTTTGTTTTAACTCTGCTTGATCGTATGAAAGAGTATTACCTTCAGCTAACCATTTTTTTCTATTACTATAAGCGTTATCTAATATTTTATCAAATTGTTTTGAGTCAAAAAATATAGCATTGCCTTTAGAACTATAATCTACCATAGTTCCTCTAGTTAAAGATTCTAGTGGAACGTGCTTCCAAAGTTCGTTTTCTATATTTCTTTTTAAATATTCTACAGCTTTAGGATTTGATGCATTAAAGTTATTTACATTTAATTCTGTGAATGTACCATCAGGATTTTCAAACTCAACTTTTATATTATTATCTTTAGCGAACTTTATAGCAGAGTCTCTCATTACTACAAGACCATCTTCGCTACCTACCTTATATAAACCAGGTCTTTGCGCTTGGGTAATACTAAACTTAGCACCACCACGTAATCGCTGAGGTGTTGTAGGCACTAAAGTTTCAAACATACGATTTCTAATATGAGTGTTTAATAAACCTCGTATTAGTTGAGCATATTTACTATCTCTATATAACTTACCTGTAGGCTTGCTTCTAAGAAGATCCATATAGTCTTTTAGTGTACCTGTAAGTTTACCATCAGTATACAGAGCATCTTTCATATTTTTAGGTATGAAAGTACCTCTGCCACGTGTAGTAGTCTCGTCTTTAGTTTTAGGTAGCCTTGCATAATCACTAGCCGCGTTAGCTAATAAAAATCTTTGAGCAGCGTTTAAACCAGCTTCATCGTAGTTTTGATATGTTCTAGTTTTATCAGTAATTGTTTCTGGATTCAAACCAAGCATATCACCATATATATCGGCTACGCCTCGCGGAACGTCTTTTGTTTGACCAAACCTTTCTACTTCTACGTCTTCAAATCCTTTTCTAGTTTCTTCTGTTATTTTAGCTTCAAGCTCTACTTTGTCTTTAACACCTGCTTTTTCTATAATTGTATCAGAATATTTAACTGTTTCAGTTGGTGTTTTAGGCGTTCTAGAACGTTTAGTTGTTACAGTCTTAGTTGTACTAGTGTCTACTACCCCACCTGCTTTTTCAATTCCTAAATCTTGTTTTTCTGATTCTAAAGCCTTAGCTCTTTCTAATATATCTCCAGTTCTCATGTTTAACTGACCTTCAAGAAACGTAGTAACCTTGTTTTTTAACTTAGGATTAAACTTATCAAAAAACTTAGCTTCAACACCTCTGCCCGGAAATGTATCTCTAAACATTTCTTGAACAGCTAGTTTTATAAAAGGTTGTGGAATCTTGCCAGTAGGATCAATATTTAATGCTTTTCTTATAACGGGCCAATTAGCTTCTACTAATGCATCCTGTGATGCTATTCTAACCTGTGGGTCTGCCTCGTTCTTTGGAGCAGCGTCTACAATTAGTTGTTCATTAGTTTTTTCACCAGATTTTACATCAGCGGCAAGATCTGATGCTTGTTTTGTTACTTGATAACCGGCTGCTTGTTCTGCTGGATTTACAGTTATAGACGACGATGTTCTATCACTAGTTGTTAAAGCACCTTTTCTAATTAAAGCCTCTGCTCTTTCAGATACTTTACCTTCTTTTATACTTTTGTTGTAATCTTTTATAAAGTTGTACGCGTCTCTACCATTTTGATATTCTAAGTTTGTAAAACCAGCTGGTCCAAAAACAGATTCTTTTAATTTGTTTAAAAATCTAAGCAGGTTTTCACCTAAGTTATCAGTAAAACCTATTTGATTTTTACCCACAAGATCAGAGAAAACATTAAAATATTCTTCTGCATATGCAGCCGGGTCTTTTTCTATTTTATTACCTTGATCGTCTAACACAAAACTACCATCATCGTTCATTTCATAACGATAGTTTGCATCAATTCTTTGTTGTACTAAATTTCTTTCTTTTTTACTTAAAGTCTTTTTAAAATCTTCTACAAGTTCAAGAGCTTTTGCTCTAACTTTTGGATCAGTAGAGTCAAACATTGATTTTTGTATCTTGTGCAACAACTCGTGCTCGGCCGCCGTGACCGCCCCGACTGAAGCCGCCCACTCTTTGTTTATGTATATTTGATTTGTTTTAGGATCTACATAAGCATCAACAAATTTAGGTATACCTTCTGGCAGGTTATTCATGTCATCTATAACATTAATACCTTCACCTAAAACTTTTTTAGTTACTTGCTCTACGTTTTTAATTGCTTCATCTATAATAGGCTCGTTTTTGGCTTTATTTTCTGCTATTATATATGGAGCTAGTATTTGAGTAGAATTAGTAGATATGCTTTGTAACTCTTGATTTTTCAAACTTATTAAAGTTTGTTTAGTTTTTTGATCAATAGTATTATCGTTATTAATTTCTTGTATTGATCTTATTATCTCATACTCTTTAGCCTTGTTGTTTAATAAAATCTTTTTCTCATCAGCAGTAAGATCATCTAGTCTATTAATATCTATTTTTAAAGCTTTCATGTTATTAACGGTTATAGCGCTAATCTCATCTTTTATTTTTTGAACAGCCTCAACACTCAGATCTTTATTGGTAGCTAATTGCTCGTTAAGCTCGCTTATTCTAGCAACTCCTTCCCCTATTGTCTGATATGACTGTTTGCTTCTAAAAGGAGCTAAAATTTGATGACCAATTAATGGAGCTCTTATCGCAACACCAGCAGTCCAAAGCGTACTCAAAGCTGTCTCGCCTAGATTATCAAAAAGATTTACATCTTTTTTACCAAGTATGTATTTATCACCAATGTTACCTATTAGTTCATCTAACATTTCACTAGGTATTTCTTCACCCATGTCTCGTGCCCATCTACCTGTAGAAGATAAAAAGCCTTTCATTGTTTCGTTAAAACTTACTTTAAAACCAGGTATATTTTGATAAGAAAATTTTAACCTATTTAGCATACCTTGAGTAACGTATTCTGTAGCTGCAGCGGAAATTCCTGTTAAATTAGCAGTTCCATACATTTGCCACCAATTATAATCAGCAGTTCCAAGATCTATTTCTTTTTGCATTTCTCTAAACTTATTACCTGCCACCGCGGCACCAATAAGTATAGGAGCATATGTACCGCCTGATAAGTATATCGCGCCGTAAATAGGTAGTTGTTGACCTAAGCTACCCGCAGCCCATCTAGCTACGTCCATTCCAGATTCAATGTCACTAAGAGTAGTAGGTGGCGCCATTTCATTATTTAAATACTCTATTAAAGAATCAACACCGCCGGTAAATTTATCTGTTAGTTTTTTACTTAAATCTTCTCCAGTTAATTTATTGTATAGTCCTTCTAGAGCTATACCAGTGGCTCCAAGACTTGCTACGTTAATACCCATTCTTTCAGAGTATTCTGCTAAACCATTTACAAACAAATCTAGACCCATCGCCGCGGCTCTACCACCAAGTTCAGTTACAAAACCATAATTCTTAGCATAATACTGGTCAAACAATTCTGATTTTTGTACACTATCAACTCTTTCTACCATTTCATCAAATCCTTTTTCAATAATATCTATGTTAGATCTTATTGTTAAATTTGACAATCTTATTTCTTCTCTTGCTTTTGCGGCATCTTCTTCAGTTAAATAAGTAGTATTATATCGACCTAGATTTTTAAACGTTTCTGCTGCAACTGTTTGTTGAGCTAATTTATCTATTACTATTTTTTGGTTTAGATCTAGATTGTCAGCGGCTTTAATTAATTGTTCTTTTTTTTCTTGAGTTGTGTCTCCAAAAATATCTTCTATATTTTTAAAACCAAACATTTTAGCAAAAGTAGGTGTAAAGCTAGCTAAAGTTTTACCAACTCCAGGTATATTACTAACAACATATTTTGCAAAAAAATCTTTTTCTATATCCTCTATTAGGCTTTCAGAGTAGTTTCTATATAATCTATTAGTTTCTTGTTCTGTATAAAATTGTACGTATTTATCCTCTACAATACTTCTAACATCTGCGTCTGTGACAGTGTTTAAGTCTACTTTGTTTTTCTTAGCATATTCTTTCTTAGCTTGCTCGTAAAATTCTTGTTGTTGTAAAAGATCTGTATCTACAGGGTCTAAAATATCTCCCATTACAGTTGAAATAGCAGCTTGACCTTTACTTAATTTTCTTTGCCCAGCTCCTCTAAAAACTTTACCAACTATATTAAACATAGATGGTTCTTCGGTAGGTTTTATTATAGTTGATTCATATGCTTTAGCTTTAATATCAGGCATCATAGCATTAAGCTCTTCGTCTAGAGCAACTCGCATAGATTCTCCTTTTAATATATTTATATCTTTAAATTTTTCATCTAAATTTTCTAGCTCTTGCTCAAGCTCAGCTAATTTGCCAGTTTCTCCCACGGGAAGAGCATCTATTTTTTTTTGTATTTCAGCTTTTTGGGTATCATAATCACCCATTTTTTTCTTTAAATCTTCGTACCAAGCTTTTATTTTTGGATCGGATTCTAATATTTCATTAAAATTATTTTTAGCAGCCTCTAATTTTTTTTGAGAATCATAAACTAACCTATCAGCCTCTGACATTTGATTTACAATATCTTGTTCTTGATAATTATAAATAAGCATATCATCGAAAGATTGCGTACCTTCTCTATTTGGATCAAAATCTTGTGGCTTAGGTGGAGGAGTATAGTTTAAAATAGCATTAGCTTGCTCTTTTACTTCAGCTGGCAAAAACCCTAGTTGAGATTGTATAGCTGCTTCTTGATTCTGTAAAGCTACATTTTTAGGATTGTTTTTAGCGCGTTCTGAAGCGTTGATAAACTCTTCATCATCTTTGCCTTTGTAAAAAACTTGTAAATCTAAATTACCTTCTTTGTCTACATCTGACACATATTTGTAAGTAAAATCACCATCTACAACTTCTTCACCTGAATTTACTATTTCAACATCAGAGTTTACATCTTTGTATGCGTCTTTTACAGCAGTATCTATAGCGTTTCTTCTGCCAGTTTCGTTTTTTTGTTTCTGAACTGTATCAAAAAATCTTTTACGAATTACTTCGTAACTCTCTTCTTCTTCAGGTTCTTGTGATTCCAATGAACCATCTTCCGATGGAGATTCCGTATCTTCTTCCTCGGATGCATTGTCCGGTGTAGTTGTTACAGTCGCATCCTGTTCCTCCGCAACAACTTCTTGATTTCCCTCTTCTTCTTCATTAATAATCTCTTCATCATCAACTTCTGGAGTTTCAATTACTTCTTCTTTTTCTTCCTTAAAAGTAGCAGACCTACCCGGGTTAGTAGGGGAGTTATCTTCTTGAAGAGCTTGAATAGATTGAGCGGCTTGCCATTTTCCAAGCTCAGCAATAATCTCAGGCGTTGTCAATGGTGGACTAACCGATTGAAGTTCTATAGTTTTTTCTTCTATTGTCATTTAATTTAACTTAATTTATTATCTTGTAAAAATTTTTGAGCCTTAGCCGATCTTGCTTCTGATAAATCAAAAACAGCAGCGTCTTCTTCTACAGTTGGTAGTCTATCTGTTATAAATTGCTTTAAATAATTATTCATAAAATATTCTATAAATTTTTGTTCAAATAAAACTTTTTTATCTTGTGATAGCGGTAGATCTTCTTCATAACTCCAGCTTTTACTAGCTGCATTTGCATCTTGCACCATTTGATCATCTTCTTCAACACTTGTTTGCATGGCTAAATAAACATTCCATAAAGCTATAACTTCCTGCTCTTGAGATAATATACCAGCAATCTCCGCATTTATAAAAGGCATTGATTTTTTTAAAATCTTATCAGTATCAAATTTTAATATGTTTCTACCTTTACCTCCGCCAATATCTATGATTTCATAGTCATAAGAACCATCTGGGTTTTTTAATACAAACTCATCTGATATAACAGCCACTGGAGATAACTCACCATTTGATTGTATTGAGTTACCTTCAAATAGTCCAGTTTGAGGCATCAAAGCCATCATTAGTTTTTGAATATTGGGAGTTGATGTTACAATACTAGTTCCAGCTTTAGCTAATAAATCTAATGAAGAACTGTTTATAACAAGAGGCTCTTCAAACATAGGACCCATAAATATAATTTCTAATGAACCATTTTCAAGTATATATAACTTCATATCATACCCATGATCTTTAGAAAAACCAGGCCTAGTATTCATTATAGAATTAGCTACAGTGTATTTAAAATTATTATTAGGATCAAAATTAGATTCATCTGTAATGCTTAGTTGAGAAACTAGTTCACTTAAAAAATCAATAGCATCCTCAGGAGCTTGATTTAATATTTTCAATTGCTTATACTCGTATTCACAGTTGCTTTCAACACATTTGTTGTTCTCTATATTAGACATCAACTTAGCGTATGTTTTAGCTGTAGGTCTAAAAGCATTTCCTAGTAGATCAAAATTTACATTATAATTAGCTGCTATAAATCTTTTATCAAAACCTAATGCGTTACTTTCGTTGAATTGTTTTAGATATAAGTTTGTTTGTATGTTTTTATTTTCCATGTGTTATATCTTAAGCGTTTGCTACTCCGTATGAAACCGCCGCATCACCAAGACCACTAATTGCGCCCATCATCATATTAGAAGCTGATGCTTTAGCAGCTTGTCTAGCACCCATCAAAGCTGAAATTTTATTTCTTTGATAGTTTATCTTGTCAGACTCTCTGTTTTCTCTCATTTGTAGTTTAATGTTTTCACCCATCCCTATAAGCTGCTGGGTTCTACCGGCTTCAGATATTTGAAGCCCTTGTATTCTTTGAGCATCAGCTAATTGAGCTTGTTCCATAGCTTGCTGTCCTTGAGCTCTCATTTTTTCATTTTGAGCTTCTTGAGTTTCAATACTTGCTGCAACACCTTTTTTGCTTTGCAGAGCCGCTTGAGCCAATGCTGTTGCGCCACCAGCGCTAGCACCGGTTGCTCTCAAAGTATCTAGTGTATTTGCTAAAGCAATATCAGATTGTTCCATTTGTATTTCTGCCGCACCGGTGGCTACACTTAAGTTTGCAAATGGATTTGTTACTTTACTAGAAAGATCTTTAGCTAAAGAAGACATGTCCCTAACTCCACTATATGGGTTTGTAATTTGTTGTCTAGAGCCTTCTAAAGAGTTTAATTTTCTTGTTTCAGCTTTTATTTGTCTAGCTAATTCTCTGGCTCTTTTTTTAGCTGAAGTAGACCCAAATATTCCACCTGCTATCTTAAGGCCGCCACCAATTGCCATTGCTGTTATTGACATAATTTTTTATTTTTATTATTAATATCTTGTGTTTTTTTAGCTAATTTGTTTTTTTTAATATCCACTGGCAAAATTATAAATTGCAGATACTGCAAATAATTCTTTGTACTGACCGGTGTCTGTTACCCTGTCTGTAGACATAACAACTTTAGTGAAAAAACCTTTTATTCCTGAAACTTCATTTCCAAAATGAATTTCTCCTGGTGAAACTAAAGAACTATTTATTAAATTAGCGTAATATTTGTTTTCTTTTCTATCAAAACCTGCTCTAAATATGGGTGGAGTTACAACTGCAGCTCCAGTGTTAGGTGGATTTGCTGAGTCATAAGCTCCTTCGACGTAGCTTAAAACTCTGTTAGTAGTATCAAAACTAAAAAGCTCTCCATTTATATTTGGCCCCGTTTCATCTGAAACAAAACTATCAACTTGCCATCCACTAGTGCCTTCATAGTTTATTGTTTTAAACACTTTTGCTGAGCTAACTTTAGGATTAAATATAAAAGTAACTTGCGAAGGATATGCTACTCCATAAAAATTATTATAATCCGCACTTACTGCATTGTGTATCCAAAGTTGAGATCCCGTGGTTGTATAGTGTTGGTTTTTTAAACTAAAAGATTGACTGGGTATATAATCATAAAAACTAATCCAACCCTCGGCTTTCTCGTCATAAGAAAGGGTTTCAGAACTACCTAAAGAAGGTTGTATAGATATTACGTAATCTTTATTATATATATCATAAGCACCTAGTAATTTACCTCTTTGACTTAAAACGTCTACGTTTATTATTTTATTTCTAAAATAACTACGCATACCTGTAGCTGATATTTCTACAAGTCCATTATTATCTAGTCTCATTACAGCATTTTGATAAGAATCAACAAAATATTTGCTATAGCCATAAACAGCGAAGCTTTCTGGGTGATTACCTATTCCATAGTTTCCTGGAAAAGGAACTATTTGACCCACAACAGTAGTAAAAGAACTTACAGGTAAGCCACCGCCTTCAGCGCTGTATATAGCATCTTTATCTATAAGAGCTTTACTTACTTTGCTTTCTTGAAATATAATTAAATTAGTGTCTTCAGCGTATAATTTTTGTATAGAACCATTTATAGGATCTAAACTTTTAGTTATATCTTCAGCTACACTAAACACATTAGTTTGATTTATACCTGTTCTAGAGTTGTATATACCAGAGTATATCATAGAGTTAAATCTAATACTAGCGTTCGGCTCTTCTTCAACTAAATAAGCTCTAGCACCATAGTCTGTGGAAGTATTGTTATAACCACCTCTTATTCTAGATTCTTCTATAATCCAACTTTTATTATTGTCAATTAATACACCTCTATTAAAGCCTCCAATAGCCTTAGGTATACCAAAAGACCCATTCCAAAGTGGTGTATCAGTATTAGTGTTAAGTGATTTTTTTAACACAAAACTATTAAAGTATTTTATTTCTAGTGTAGTTGCCATTTATATTATTACTTTTTTTAATTTAGTTTTACTCTATTAAGCTAGGTCGATATACAAGTCGGATTGTTTAGATCAGAGCCATCACAAGCACAAAATGATATCGTAAGCAAGCACCCAACAGAGGCAGGCAATGGAGCACTTACAAAAGCATCTGATCCTGCATTTGAGAAAAGAGATAATGTAACTGTACCAGACCACCCTAAACCGCCCGTGCTTTGTATTGTAAATGGTACTATTGAGTTTGTTGCTCCTGGAGCACCACTAGGTAGTGTTTCACCACCTGCCGCCAAGTTAATTGAATTTCCATAAATTGGGGTATCGATATTTGCTGTAGCTGAAAATGGACCTGGATTTGAACCGTCAATATTGAAAATTGTTAATGAAGCTTCAACTGTAACTGGTCCTGATCCCTCTATACTAAAATATGCTGGAAATTGAATGCCCATGCGCTCAGTGGTGTTTCTATTTATAAATAATCCATTATTATTATTTAGTGCAAAAGTAAGACTTTCTGAACCTACCGCGCAATCAGGTAAACCACGACCGCCACCACCTGGTGTAAAAGATATATTTTGGGTTTCAGTTATTTGAAATAAAGTGTAACAAGCGGGGCTTGGAAAAGCGCCGGCATCTCTTGTTACAATATTAACCATATAAGGATATCCATAAGAATTGCTCATTGGCTCATAAACATTAAAGCCCGCTACAAGATAATAAGTTCCAACCCCGTCTGGAGGGTTACTTACTTCCGAAGATAAACGCACGTGGTCATCCGCGAATGGGCTTACACCTAAATAATCAGCAGCATCAGCAAGAGCCATCCAGCCGTTTGTTGTTCCTGGCGTAAAATTAGGTCCTACTTTTATGTATATTTCTTGTATTTCTGGGAAAGAATCTATATAATGTAAATCACTAGTTTCAGATCCATTTTCAAATGTAACTCTAGCTATATTTGGGGTTATGGAGGTTATAGTAGCTGGATCCAATTGATAGGCAGCAGGAACGGTTTGACCTACATTAGGGAATTGTTCATTTGGATAACATAAATTTGTTAAGGTTCGAAAAGACGTTACTCCTGGTTTCGGTGGTATCACATTTTCTAAAGTTTTAGTAACACTTATAATTGTTGGTTCAGCGTCGGCACCTGCTCCTGGATTAGAGCATTCAAATGTAAATGTAAATTCATTTTGAGCTGTAACACTTTCACCTGTTTGTGAAGCTAGTGGAGCTCTAAAAACTAATCCCGGAGATTCATTGCCAGCCGGTCTAGATAATACTAATTTAAAAGTTCCCGCTATACCACCAGCTACTATATTGAATATACCATTTGCTGGGTTGTCAGAATCAAAATAAGGTATTGGTATTGATGGTGGAGTTCCTAGATCTGCTGGGTTTGCTGAAGATCCCAGTCCGTCAACAACACTTAAAAGTATCATTTGATTAGCTGCTGGATTAGGAAAGTCAGTACCGTCTAACCTTAAAGGTTTAAAAGGTCCTGAAACATCTGAACCGGCAAGAGTTCCTTCAGTAGCGAAGAATTCAAAATCACTTATTCGCCCGAATTGACTAGGCGCTGGTCCTTCGTCTATAGCTGTGTTTAGTAGATCTATTCTTCCAGCTGTTGTTGTTTCATAATATATATCTAATAAAGAAACTGTTGGGGCTGTTTCAAATACATTTAATGCTGGAAGTTGTGTGAATTTTCCATTAGGGGTGGGAACTTGTATTCCAAACTGTGACTGTGTGTTTATTCTAGCTACTAATGAGCTTGAATCAGGGAAAGAAGTGGTATCACCAGAAGACGCTCCAGCTGGATCTGAAACATATTCATAGTTATAAAAAACAAAATTGCCTGCTGCTAAAATTGGAAACTCCTTATAGTTAAACAAGTCTTGTATTGTACCTACGCTTGTACTTAAATCGGCGACTCTACTTGGGAAATAAGCTTCATTTAAGTTTACTGTGATAGAATTAGTACCACCCGTGTTAACTCTACCAAACAATCTTACGCTACTAGGAAACTCTCTTTGCGTCGGTCCAACTTCAGAAAGATCTCTAGGTATTTTATTTACGTTGTCGTTTGTCAATATAATATGAGATGTAGATCCTAATTCTAGTTCTCTATTTAGTGGATACGAAGCCATTGCAGCTGGAATATACACGTTGTAGTAATCTTGCTCTGTTTGTTTAACAACTATTTTAAAGCTATACCATCCTAGTGGATTATAATCGGGTGAAGTTTGATCTGAGTTATAAAGCCCTGGAATACCCGGATTGTTTGGATCTTTTTGACTTCTTATTAAATCATTAAACTGTATGTTTAAAGCATTGCCATCAAAATCTTGTATACCAGCTGTAGGAGAAGCTTCATTTGGACCTCTATAAGGTGAATAAATAGACGATGCTAAAAATTCTCCTAATGAAGCAAATTTAGACTGTTTTGAGAATATAACAGTAGACTGTCTTCCAAACCTATCAGCCAACACTACACCTACTTCATAGTTTCTATTTTGTTTTAATGTTGCATTAGGGTATTCAACAACACTTGTTTTAGAGTCAACCTTGTTTTTAGATACACTAAATTGCTGGTTAGTACCACCTTTTATATCTACATTTAGTGTATAGTCTAGAAAAGACGGTGGAGTATGCTTGTCTTGATAATTTCCATATATAATTCTATTGCTAGCTACTTCTTGACTTAAAGCTTTAACAGGTACTTTATCATAAACTCTTGTTGTTTCGACTTGTGGTAAAACTTTAAAAGGTTGTTTTGAACCATATTCATATTTATAAAAATTAGAACTACCACTTACATTGTTGGTGGTCGGTATGGTTTCAACTACTTTTATGGTTGTTTGATCAGATTCTTTATATAATATATCTATTTCAGAAACTTTAAAATTTGTAAACAAGTTTCCTGCTGTAGAAGGAAGAGGAATATTTAAAAGTATTTTATTAACTTTATTTTCCATAAAAGCAACTTCCGTACTTCTATAAGCTTGTTCTTCATCTGATACTATATTTTCAGTACCACCACTAAAGCTTCCTTCTATATTTGAAGTAAAATAACCATCTTGCTCAGGTATAAAACAAGGTTGAGTAAAAGGAGCAATTAAAGAATACTCACCATCGTCGAATCTATATCTATAAGAAAATCTAACAAATTTATCTGACAGATATTCTATATTAGCATTGCTTTTAAAATTAGAATCAAAATAAGGGTTTGGTATGGCTAATAAAACCTTATCACCCACCACAAAGGGCGCGGCTAAAGCGGGAGAGCACGTAACACTAATTGTTCCAGGTGCAGTTTTGGCTAATGCTGTTACTTGTGAATTTTTAGACTCAAAAACACCTGGGCTGATTTCCAAAAACACCGTGTAACCAAACATCGAAGAATTAGCGCCACCGTCATCAAAATAACCTTGATAATCAGCCACTGTTAAATCAAAAGAGGTTGTAGTAGGTGCAGCAGTTGCTCCTACTAATGAAGTCGCTGTTGGAGATAAGTACTCAGCTACAGCATCCTGCAGTGTTGTTTCAGCTTCTACAAAATCAAGAGCCATATTAGCTGGAACAGTTTGGTTTTGATTAACTACAACGTCTCCAGCCGCAAAATTAGACCCATTAACAACGAAGGTTTGAGGTAAAATAAAGTTTAAAACAAAAGTAGCATCGTTATTTCCACTTAATATAGTTATAGTTTCACCATTGGTATAGCCGTTTCCTAAATTGTCAATAGTAACCCCTGTAACAACTCCTGCAGCTACAACTATTGTAACTGTTAATCCTCTACCTAAACTTCCAGACGTTAATATTCCAGAGCCTGCGGTATAACCTGTTCCTCCAACTATACTTGAAGCTAAACTTCCAACTACTCCCAAGTTAGTAGGATCTGCTGGGTTAGTAAAAGTGGCTGGATCAAAATTTAACGTTGTGCTATTTGTAGTTAAAAATGAATCTGCTTCGTGCACCGGGTTTACGCTAGTACCGATTGTTCCAGGTATTGGACATGGCTGGTAAACTTCCATAGCTTCGTAAGGATAATATTTAGCTACAGATATTTGGTCTTCATTAGAATAATAACCACTGGGGTTGTTTATGTTTACTTTTCTAGGTTGATTTCTATTGTCTGTAAAAAACAATAATTCTTCTATAAGATTTAAAGCATAAAAAGGTGCTAAAGTAGAAAAATTAAGCCAAGATCCTTCAACTATTATTTTAAAATCAGTATTTAAAACAGGGTTATAAGAGACTATAGCTGAATAAGATTGTAGTAAAGATAAAACTTTTAATGTAGCTGGTGATGTACTACCAGCGTCTACTATTGTAATAACATCCCCAAATTGATAACCACCGCCAAATGAAACTATATCAGCAGCTGTAACTGCACCAAGACCATCTACCGTTATAGATACAGTAAGCCCAGAGCCTGAACCTCCAGTTGTAGTTTTAGTACCCGCGGTATAACCAGTTCCACCAGTCGCCAGCACTAAAGGCCCCACAACACTTGTTAATTCTACGTAAGCATTAGATCCACCTGCTTGAATTACGTTAACTACATCTCCAACTCTATAACCAGTTCCGTCATTATTGATAGAAATAGAAACTATTTTTCCAGCAACCACACTAGTCACGTTAAAAGTCATACCAGTACCAGATCCTCCAGAAGATGTAGCTGTAGATACCGAGTATCCTTCACCCCCGTCAACTAAAGTTAAAGCGCTAGAAGTAGTGCTTTGGTTTTCAGGATATAAATAACTTAAACCCACTGCTCCTTCAGGGACATAAGGTTGTATCGTGTTGTTTGTCAAAAAAGCAAAAACTTTATCTTGAGCGTCACTAGGCAATAAACCTATAACTTCTAGATTAACTGGACTACTAGATATAGATGAATTAAAATCTATAAGTAATGTGTTACCTAGAACAGTTTGTGCAGTTCCAACATTGCCTTCAGAACTACCATCTCCTTGTGATTTATTTATAGAAATATTTTTTGCATCTCTATATTCACCCTCAGGCATTAACCTATCATCGAGATCTTTATTCATTTTAGATCTCAAAAAGCTGTTTTTAACTTCTGCCATTAAATTTTAGTGTTTTATCCATTTAGATTTACCTCGCATAACTTGTACTATTTCATCAAGTTTAATATTAGATAATCTTATTTTAGCATTTCTTAATTTAGCGCTCCTGTCTCTTTTAAGTCGCATTACATTGTTAGGATCTTGATTTGCTCTAACAGATACTATATTGTACAGTATAGACGCGTATAAAGCATCCTCTGCAAGCTTAGGAACTTTAGTATCTAAATCAGTTCCTAAACCATCAGATATGTACTCTAATACAATTAGCTTATTTGCTAATCCATTTGAAAAAGATATTTTACCTTCTCTGTGATTAATACTAAACCAACCATTTATTTGAGAAGTCTGTGGATCCAAGCCGTATAATCTACCTGTATTAAAATTACCATCAAAACCGTATAAATTCCACCAGTAAGCGAAATCATCAAAATTGTTTAATAAGTTAAAATTAAGTAAATTTAAGTTTGCTTTATCCCATCTTTTTTCTGTAATAGAAGTACCTTCTATGTTTTCGCCAAAGTTGTCTTGAGTAGGAACCCCAGATGCGTCTTGAACTGGATTATTATATGGATTTATTGTAAGATTATTTACAGGATATATAATTCTTTTTATACCTAAAGAGTCTATTCTAGACACTCGAACATAATTAACATAGTCTTGGGGTAATGCCAAGCTTAACGATGCCGGTACTGTGAGTTCTTGTGAATGTATACTTTTTAATGTATCATAACTAAACTCTTGTAAAGATCGTTTAGCAAAAAACAATACATCAGATTTATCTGCTCTTTGTAGTATTTTTCCGTCTCCTACGTAGCCAACCATAAAGTTATCTATAGCATCATTTAAAGTTATATATTCATATCCTCCATAGTTTTCTTCTACAGTGTCACCAAAAGCATCAAAACCGGTTCCAGCAACAGAATCCCCATATTTTCCACCATCTAATGTTTTTAGCTGAACAACTAAATAATGATTTATTGTTAAAGAACCAACTATTTTTATAACATTATTTGTTACTGTATAAGAACTAGTATATTCTGTAAAACTACCTGGTGAACCAGAGGAACTTGTATAAACTTTAAAGTTGTTTAAAGCATAGTCTACGTTGTTTGGATCAAAATGACCAAAAACTAAATCTGTATCAAAAGTTGTAGTAAACTCCTGATTAATTCCAGTAGATGGTATTAAAAAAGGTTGAGCGCCTTGATAATACTGTTGGTTTGTTTCTTGACTCATTTATTTAAGATTTTAAATTTATTTCAGTTGCTTGAGCCTCTTGAGCCGCCACATCTATAATATTGGGATCATTTATGACTACACCAAAATACTTTAATATATTTATAATTATATTTGCTTGTTCTGAAATATCTAATTGAAAATCTAAAGAAGATGATGATGTAAATCCTACTGGTAAGAAAACATATTGACCTACAGTACCTATAGTAAAATCCCAAAAAGGACTACTAGGATTTGTTACACAATTAACTTTAACTGCGTCATTAATTGTAGGTGATGGAAATATTTTTAAAGCTAATTGATTTGAAGGTTGTATAGTAAAAGTAGCATTATTATTACCTCCAACTATAGTTAGAATATCACCAGAATTATAACCACTACCAAAGTTTGTTATAAAAATAGTTTGTATTGCACCAGCTGATTGTGTAACATTAACAGTAAGTCCAGTTCCCGTGGCGCTACCTGTGGTGGCTCCTGTTGCAGGCATTGCATCATAACCTGTGCCAGCACTTAGCAAGGAGTTGGTTCCAGTGTTAATAGAAGCGTTTGTTGTGTAAAATAAAGGATATTGTTTTGTGGGAGCGGTTAGTTTAGATCTTGTTATTTTATCAAAATCTTTCTTACTAACTAACTGCGTTATAGAGTCATATTGAGGTTGACCATTATAGGTAGTTATAACTTCACCTATTTTATATACTATAGAGTTAGTATTATTATAAAAGCAATTATTATTTGAATTATACGTGAAAGCAATTTCTTTTTCAAAAGGATACAACTTATAAGCTATATCTTTATACATGTTAAAAAACTCTGTATCGTTTTGAGTGTTATTTTGGTTTTGACGATTTACTTGATTACCGTCTGGAAAGTAAGATTGAAATATTTCTTTTTGTACTAAATCAGCAATACTGTTAAACTCCGAAGGAGTTACGTAACCTCTTTGTTCTTTGTTTAATATATACAAGACTGTTTGATATACTGTATTTACGTTTACTGCCATTTTATATTTTTTATATACTATAAAGGCGGCCGAAACCGCCCATGTTATAGTATCACTTGTTTTTATAGTTTTTTATCTATAGACTTATAGATCTCAACACCTTCGTCTGTTTTCAAGAAAGCAGCAAATGCTGAGTAAGGGTTTTCATCAAAAGGTACGTTCATTAATTTTCTACCGTTTGATCCCCACGTAAATGTTCTTTGATCTGGTGATAAATTAATAATACCAGCTTCACGAGCTCTAATAGCTAGATTTCTTAATTGAACATTCTCGTCATTAGCTAAGCTAATAAACAACTGTGGATTAGATCTTGCGAATAAAAGCAAATCTCTTTTTAACTCTTTAGAGCTCATAGAATTAACTTTAGATCCTAACTCTACTCTAAGAATTGCTTCAGCTTGATCTATATCTATAGCTCTAGCAGCATTCATCGCGTCTATTTGAAGATCTAAAAGACCTAACTCATCTGTAGCTTCTGCCTTAGCATTAAACTCTTCATATAATTTACCTTTTAAAGGGTGATATAATGAAAGTAGTTTCTGTAAGTTTTGTTTTTCTTTTTTTACAGTTAAAGAACCGTCATGAAATCTAATATGACCCATTGTACACTCACCTTTTTGTTCATCAACAAGAGGAGAATCTTGATTTGTAGCATATCTAATTTCTCTTTGTTTACCAGTTTTTTCATCAAAATATAATAAAGCATGTTTTTTAGTATGCTTTCCTGGTATAGTAAGAGTTAAAGGAGATTTATTTCCTTTTAAATAATAAACTCTATCTTTAATTTCCCACGCTGGTTTTGTGGGTTTAAGTGGGGTTTTTGTAACCACTTCTTGAGGTGCAACCTCAACAGTTTCTACTGCTGTAGCTTTTTTAGCCATAATATAATAAGATTAAATAGTTAATAAAAAACCCCAGGGCTACGCTCACTATGTAGCCCCATGGGGTTTAGTTTTAAGAAGTAATTACACTCCTTTGAATAATACAAAGTTGTTAGCAGCTTGTGTTACTAAACATCTCTCAGATAGGAAGTTTACTTCCATAGCATCTAAAGTAGATGTAAATGCACCACCAGCAGAACCAGTCAACCAAGACTTCATGCGACGATCATCAGCTTGTGAAGCTCTGTATCGTACGTGCAAGAAAGGTCTACGGATGTTAGTTCCTAAAACTTGGTCATAAACAGTTGATGTTCCAGCAGGTATTAATACACCTTCAATGGAATTAACACCTGTAACACCTCCACGAGTAGAAGCATCATTTAAGTATTTCCAATCAGTTTTGTAGAAATCATAAGATCCTCTACGGAAACCACTAAATCCAAGATTTAATGCCATTTCCTCAGAATTTTCAAATAAACCGAATGCAGTACCACCGGCAGATCCAGCAGAAATACCAGCTAGCATATCATCAAAATCTAAAGCAGTTTGTCTTTGCAAGAATAACATGTTTTCTTCAATAGCACCTTGAGTATCTAAGTTTTTCAAAATGTCATCAAAGTCACCAATTCCTGCAGCAGCAGTAAATCCAACGTTTACATTACCACGAGCTTGAATAGCAGCAAATAAACCTTCAGATCCTGGTACAACACCAAATCCTACACCAGGTCCTACAGCGGCTTGGTTATACTCACTTTCAATCATACTCATTTCTAAGTAATCTTCAAAACGTAAACGAGTTTCAGATTCAGCTTTTAAATACCATAGGTATCCAGAAGCGCCATCTTCAGTAGCAACTTCTACCCAACCGATTTGAGCCATATCAGAACCAGATACTATGTATTGGTTTCTTAGGATAATTGGTGAGTTAGAAAATTGAGTAAGTTGAGGTTGCACAGAGTTTCTAGGCTGAGTTCCAGCAGCAACAGTACCACCAGCTAACATGCTAGTTCCTTTTGCGTAAGAAGAACCATATACAAACACCTTAATGCTACCACTTGTTAAAGCAGCTCCACCTACTACGGCAGCTCCACCAAATCCAGCGACAGTAATTGTTCCATCCGTAGCAGCATCACCTAATACGCTAGCAGTAACAATACCTTTTTCTTCAGCACCTGTAGCGGTGTCTAAAAGAACAACAGTATCATTTACTGATATAACGTTTTGTGTGCCTGGAAATCCAGCTAAAGGAGCAACTGTAATTACACCAGCGGCAAAAGTACAGTTATCATAAGATATGTGTAATCTATTTTGTTCAGACCAAATTACTTGATCAGATGTCATTGGCATTTCAGCGCCAACCATTCGCAAGAATCCAGATAACGTTCTGTTTCCATAACGCTCTACTTCTTGTTCATAAATTTCAGGAAGATATTGTTGGGCGAATGAATTAGAATCACCGGTTAAAGTACCACCATTAAACTGTAGGTAGTTACTATTCAATAGCTCCTGGGTTTGAGATGGGATTAAAGACCCAAATTGAGGAGTTAAACTCATAATTTTAAATTTTTTAGTTAAATTTTCTTGTTTTTATTTTTAGTTTTGTAGAATCAGCGCCTGAAATTGCTCTAACTTTAAATCCATCAATATACACGTCACCTTGAGAAGTCCTAGCTTTAGTGTCACTCAAGTTTTTTGATTTGTTTACAACGTCTTTTACAGCGTCTGCTTTTCCTTGCTCATAAAAATGAGCGGCAATCTTATCTACATTTTCAGCAGCATAAATAGCCTTGTGATAACCATTAACGTCTTTAACATTACCAGATTCGTCTAGGAACTTCCCAACGAGGTTTGTTATATTAGACTGGCTTTCTGCAACTTTATCTTTGTTTTGAATATTATACTTATATTTCTTTTCACCAACACTGATATCAAAACCTTTGAAATCATTGCTAAAAAGCTTTTTTGTATTATCTTTAAACAATTGATGCTGTTGCTCAGCTTGTTCTTGCTCCTTGTTATATCTATTGAAAAAATCCATAGCTTTTTGTTGGTCTTGAGTAACGCCGGGTCTCAACTTGATTTCGTCGTAATATTTACTCTTAGTTTCCTCTAAAAAGTTCTTGGCTTTTGCAACTTCTTCTTTAAACGCAAGTTTCTTTTTGCGTATATCCCTTTCTTCATCTAAGTCTTCATCATAGTCAAAATCTTCTAACAAAAGATCAAGATCTTCAGAATCCAAATAAGGTTTATTTTTTTTGTAATACTCTTTAATGAGAGTTTTATCGTCTACACTGCTGTAATCAGCATTTAAACGAGTATAATCTTCTATTGTCCCACCCGTTTCTTCCATAAACGAAACTAGCTTTTCAATATTTTCCGGTAATGATTTACCTAATATTTTTTCATCTCTTATAGCTTCTTTAACTTCTGCTTCAACTTGTTTAACTTCAGCTTCTGTTACTTCTTGGATTGGAGAAAACCCTTCAGTAGTCTTGTTGGACTCTTGTATAGGTTCTCCCACCGTTGCGCTATCTCCGGATGGTTTTTCCACAGATACCTCCTTTGTTTCTCCGATTTGAATGGCATCTTCTTTTTGTTTTGGAATTGTTACTTTTTTAACATCTGGTTCTAATTCAACCAAAGGTTCTTTTGGATTAACATTTACTTTTGTAATGTTATTCTTTGTTTCGGTTAATTTTTTAGGTGTTTTCTTTTTTGTTTTTAATTTAAACTCACCTTCCTGTTTAACAGGTTCATTTGTTTTTACTTCTGACATAATATAATATAATTAAATAATTAAAACTACATAAAGGCGTTCATGTCAACCTCTACGTCTTGTTCAAAATTAATTGGAGGTCCATCTACGTTTCTTTGCGTAATCATTTCACTTTGTTGCGTACCTTCCATTTTTATACGCTTGTCTTTTCTATCTTCAATCATTTTTTCTTTTTCTCCAACAGCTTGCATATCCATTTGCTTTAGTTGAAGATCAAACTCAAATCTTCTTTGCATTTTTTGAATTTCTAATTCATTTTGAATTTGCATTCTTTCTATTTCCATTTGATTTTTTGATTGTTCAAATTGTACTTTAGTATTAGTGACAGCCTCTTGTTTCTGCACCTCTGCCATCGCGGTTTTTTCAGCAGTAGAAGCCTGAGCATCTGCTTGAGCTTGTATATTAGACTGCTGTATCTCCATGTCTTGCTTCTGCTTAGCTTTACGTTTAACTTTAAGCATTTGATTAGCAAGTTTAAGATTTTTAATCTGTCTAAGATCTATAGCATCTTCAAGGTTAATACCGCCTTGTTGGATAGCGGCTTGTATGTTCTGCTCCAACTGAGCCTGTTCTTCTTCATCAGGTTCTAATTCTAAAAATATACCAAAATCATGAAGATTTAAATTAACTATCTCTTCTAATGTTTTTATATTATAAGTTGATATAGAATTTTGCAATGAGCTTTTAGTAAGAGGAAACTCTAAAGCATCGGCAACTCTAAGTGCTACATTTTCTGATATTCTAAGAGTTAAATAAAGACTAGATTGTAATATATGTTTAGTAGCCGTATTAGATGCATTAGCCGCTAGTTTTTGTAATCCAACCAATGTGTTTCTATCAGGTAAACTACCATCTCTAGCCTCGTTAAGCCCTGTTACATCGCGTATCATTTGCAAGTAATATTGATACGTTTGAATTAAACTAGCTATTTTAGCATTACCGCTTCCGCTTTGTAGTTCTTGAACTGGAACTTTACCAGCATTCATCTCGCCGTCTTGAGTAAGTGATCTACCTACAACAGAACCAGTCTGAAAATACATATTTAGCGCTTCAGCTGGATTATAATTTGTTCCATTTCCTAAATCAACCTCAGCAAGACCGTCCATATCTAAATATACACCATCTGGAACCATGCGAGATATTACTTGTTGCAGTTTTAAATGAGTTAACTGTATCATGTCAGCAAAACCAGTGCATCTACTTACTAAAGATTCTATTCTACCTTTGTATATTCTAGGCGCACAAATAGCATAATTCATTTTAACCTTAGTAGTGTCAGCATAAGGTCTGGTCATGTTTTCACACAGTTCCCAATTAAGCATTATATTAGTTCCTAAAACCTTGGCCCCACTGTATAAAACTTCTATTGATCTTGATACTCTTTCAAAATTATCATTTTCTGGCGGATTAAATGTATCAGGCTTTTCAATAGCTTTCATTAATCCTTGATCCGTTTGTTTTATTTTAAAAACTTGGTTGTGATATGTTTTATAATCAAAATAAAGAACTTGAACAGTATTGTTATCATAATTACCGTAACCAGTTATATAAGATTTATTACCCGGTGTATTTTGAATAATTTTTAATTCATCTTCAGGTATTCCCGGAAACTCTTTTTTTAACTCTGGTATTGTTAAAGATTTAACTTCTCCAACGTAGTAAATATCTTCAAAATTTGGATCTTCTGTATACGAATAAACCATATAAGCTGGATCAACATAATCAATAGTAACTCCATTAGCAGTATTAAAATCAGTTTTAACAGCCGCTATACCACAAACCGCTAAATCCATATTTAACCTTCTTCTAGTAAGATCATATTTATTTTGAGCCATCACAGAGGATATAGCTTCTTCTTGAGCTATTTCTATAGACTGCTTATAGCTTAATTGCATGTGCAATTCTAAATCTTCTGGAGTTTCAGGTATTACGTCTTTACTTGGAGATTGATATGCATCAATACCCAACGTTTGCTCTAAGTTTAAAAGATACTCTTTAGATATCATATCTTCATATAACTTAGTCGCATAGTTAGTTCTTTTTCTAACAGATTCAGGATCTTGAGCATAAGCTTTTACATCATAAGATTTTTGAGATATACCATTTACAACTATATCTACAAACTTAGATAAGATAGGAACAGGGGTCCAATCTAAATTAAGATAAGACAAATCACCATTAATAGATAATTCATCTTTATATTTTTGAACACTTTGTTCGCCTCTCGCGTAAAGTCTTAATTGATTAAAATTATTCCAATTAGTTATATACCTATTTCCTGTAGTTCTACCTTGCGAGAACCACTCTCCTTCTATAGCTTGTGCTACTTGCTTACCATATTCAATGCTAGCTTTTTCTTGATCACTAACTACTTGGCTAGGAAATGCACTTCTAGTATTGGTGTATATACCCATTTAATTTATTATTTTTGATGTAACTCCTTTGTTATCGTATTTTTTTATACCTAAATCAACAGACTGTAACTTACGAGGTGCACTTGGAGCATATCGATGCTTGTTACATGCCATTAACGCTAATCCAGAACTTATAGAAGCATCATGTTTTGTTCTATTGTTTATATTAAACTTTGCCCAATCTTCTAATGTTCTTTGAAAATAAATATCACCGTATCCAGTTTCTTTTAAACCAACAAAATCTTCTATATAAGACTCAATAGCCGCGGCGTGAGCTTGCTTAATATCTTCACTTGAATTAGGTATGCCACCCAACTCTCTTTCCGTAATGGAAAGTTTATTTCTTTTTCTGTCAGGTCTATTCATTGAAAAACCTCTATAACCTCTTCTTTTAAAATGATACAATAATCTAGGTTTATTATTTTCTGCAAGTATTGGCATACCATAAAAAACACAAGCCATGAGCACGTCTTCAAAAAATATTTCAGCTGTTTGAGGTCTAGCTATGTATTCCAAGAAGAAATGGTTTGGAGGCGTGTCTGTCATTGAAAATTTAGTAAGACCATGTAAAGATCCTTTTGATCCTCTTTTATCTACTGTGCCTGATATATCATAAGGGTCACAACCAAAAGCTCCTAAATTTTCATTTAAAGGATATTTAATACCTCCTTTTGTTATTACTGCATTTTGCATATTAACAGGTGGAACCCAGGTTATTAAAAATCTGCCATTAGTATTTGGCATAAATAAAACCTGACTGTCTTGCACACCATCCTTCCACATAAAATTACCTTTTGTAATATTTATAGAATTTTTAAGATCTTCATTAAAATCTATCTGTTCATAAATTTTAGTTAGATTAAATAAAGATTCTTTTGACTCATCTCTAAAAGCGTGCTTAGTAGTTCGAGGAAATTGTCTATAGAATTCATTTAAAGCATCTTGATCTTGCTTAAGACCTTCAACTTCGTTGTCCCAATACTCTATTACACCTAAATCTATTATTTCACCCTGAGGTCCTTGCTTTGCTTTTTTCGGTGTGTCGAAGACAGGTAATCCATGAGAATCAATGTATCCTTCGTAATTCCACTCCATAGGTATAAACAAGCTATATAGTCCAGAGCGAGTTTGTCCATTCGCATTTCGTTGAGTGACGTCTGAGTCATTGTATAGTTTTTTAAAATTGTCTCCACCTTTATCTAATGAGTTACTAGTTGAACCCATCATACACTTTCCGATAATTCTACTACCTAATCGTAGACAAGTTTTCGTAACCCTCCAGTTGTTGAGGATGTTCGTCGGGCGTTCCCACTTGCCGCTCTCGTCGTGGACGAGTAGTTTGAGTTTTTCACCGTCGTACGAGTTGTCACCGGTATTCTTCCAGTCGATCGTGGTGTCAAGTCCATCGAGTTCTCTGAGTGTCTCGTTGGTCTCGAGCTTCTTACGGGTGTACTTGGTCGCGGGTACTCTATACGCGAGCTCGGTCTTGGGACGATCCATTCCGTCCTGAATCGGCTTGAAAAAGAAGGGGTAATTAACTGATATCGGTACAACCTTATCCGTGAACATCTTCTTCGCATCTGGTCCACTCTTCGATAGTATTCCATATCTAGAGTCAGAGGATATGGTTGCCAGGTTAACCACCTCGCCTGATGCCATAAATGAAAATCCAGATCGTCTATTCTTAAGGTAGCACAATCCATAACAACGGGCATCGGCCTTACAAGCCTCCCAAAAGATGTAAAATAACCTGTTTGCTTCGCGAAAGTCTGGTTGACCGACATCAATTTTACTCCACTGCAAGTACATATAATGAGTGCCAGTGATATAAGTAGAAATGCCTTTGTTATAAAACCAAAAGCCTTTTTCTCTTCTAGTAAATTCATTATCGATGTAATCATACCATTTTTCTTTAAAGTCTAAAGGATATTCTTCCCAATCAAATACAGACTTTATTTTTTTTAACACTTTAGGATATTCTGTATATTCCCATTTATCCGTTTCGAACTTATGTACTTCTTTAACTTTAGGTAAAGCTATTTTTAAGTTTTGTATTTCGTATATATCACCTATTGTACCGTCTTTACTTATCACTACAATATCATGCTCTTTTTTATAACCGTACTCCCATTTTTTGTAGCGGTTCATACGTTTTAAAACTTTAGGCTTTATATGATCTTTTAATATTTTGTATAACGTTTGTTTGTACATTATTTCTTAGATCTACCTTCAGCAAAACCTTTAAAAGTTCTCTCTTCTTTAACTTCTTTAGGTTTTTCGTTTAATAAGTTTTCTTCTTCTTCAATGCGATTAAGTATTTCAAAGGCATCGAATATGGCTAGCTTTTTTGTGGCCGCTGCGTTCTTGAGTCTGTCAGCCGATATATCATCATCTGAATCAACAATAGCTTCTTTAGCTACTTTGATTAACTCCTCAACTGCTCGCTGCCCAGCTTGGATTATATTCTTCTTCGTTTCCTTGGTGTTCATACTTAATTACAATATCATTAGATTTCATACAGTAAAGTCTTTTTCCTTCAACTAAAAATTCCCATTCACCATTAGGCGTATAGCCAACTAGGTCTCCTGGGTTTATTTCTAGTGCTTCTAAGGACTTATTGCCATATTTTAATATACCAACAAGCTTACGCTCTTTATCAAGCGTTAGAGAATCATTACTTTTTATAGGTGTTATAAAACATCTGTCACCAACAGTGTTCCAACCGTTTTTATTTTTATATAAATAAACCTGGTCAAGGCTACAAAAATACAAATCATTTTCAAAATAAGATCTGCTTTTCTTTTTTTTACCTTTCATGTCATAAAAGGTTCTAAATACGTTCTGGTGTATAACTACTGTATCACCTTTTTTAATGCCTGATTTAAAGGCTAATGGCGTTTCAATGACTTCAGCTAAGCGGTTTACAAACTTCCAGTTTTCAATTTTAGTATTGATAACAACGTCTTTACCCGCTATTTTAATTGTGTTTTTATATTTATCACCAACAGGTTTGACAATAAAATCATATAAGCTTTTCATTAATATTCTAAATCATACTCAACAGATACAGCCATATTAGAATTAAACTTCTTCCACGGCAATACCTCGTTGTTTTTCTTTATATGAATATTATAAGATCCATCAGTTTCATCAAATAAAATATAAGCTATTTCGTGACCTCCATAAACTTGCTGCCCTACAGAGTAGTGCATAGCGTCGTTTTTGTAATCAGAACCTATACTGATTTTTCTTATAACTGAATCCATTACGCCTCTTCAGTTATTTCAGTATATTCACCGGTTTTAAGATCTATAGATATTTTACCGTATTGTTCTTCAAGTTCTTTTTTAGATTCTTCTAAAACTTTATTAACGTCAGCCACTTTGTGAAGTAGCGCGTGTTTTTTGCTTTCTAAAATACCTATTTCAAGAACAGTGTCTTCTAGTTCTTTATTTTGTTCTACAACTTTTTCAAGTTGTTCTTCTGTAATTTTTGCCATTTGATTTAATTTAATTTAATTGTTTTATAGTTATATAGTTACACTTGTTTTTTGAAATCTACTTGCTATTGAATTAGTATTAAGTTTGCTGATGTTGTTGAGGTTGAATCTATAGATTTAAAAGCAAATTCTAAAAAACCTGCTCCGCCACTAGTAGATATTGTTATAGGTCCAACATCATTAGCTAATACTCCTACTAGGTTTCCAGCAGCGCCTCCTGCGTAAACAGAAACACATTCATTGTTCCAGAATTTAGTAGAATCAGGATATACAACTTGGGGGGCTGCTTGCAGCGTCAGCGTCACCGCTCCGCTTGCGGTGCCAGCTCCTCCGGGTTCACCTATACCTGCTACCAAGGCATCAGTGTCAAATTGAATGGTAAGCCCTGTTATATCTTGATTAATTTTTGCGGCCTTAGAAGAATCTAAAACTATTGCAGAAACCTTATTTACAGCCCCGCCACCTGTAGTTGACATATGAAAAGCATATACATCTTGATGCCAAGTTGCTGTTGGAGTATCATAAGTTGCTATACCAGCACCTTGCATTGCAGTAAGTAAACTTCCACCGCTTGGAAAAACTGTAGTATCATTTGCTGCTAAACCTGGAGTAAGACCAGCAGATGTATCAGTAGTTTTAGTTAAACCCACCCCGTCTTGTATTACGCTCGTAACGAATGCTATTCCTTGAGTAGCAAAATTATTTAAACTTGATATATAACTTCCCATTTTTTTATTTTTTATTTTTTAAATATATTTGTTGCTTTTTCTGTTGTGCGTCCGCCGAAATAAGCTAAGACCACAGCCATCATTACTTTTTCAAAAGTGTCGTTCCATAGTGAATTTATTTCAAATGGTATAGTTTCAACACTGTCTAATATACCAGCTAGCGAGAAAATAGTAATACACCACACTAAAACTAGTGGTCGTACATTTTTTGAAAGCCAAGAGTCAGACATTGAATCTGCTTGCCAACGAGTTGTTATGGCTTCTATTTCTTTATTCTGCTGTTCGTATATTAATTGTTGTAATTTTATTTTGTCATCATTAGAAACATCTGCTTTAGTTATTTCAGCAATTGCTTCTTGTGGTGACATCACACCTTGGAGTACATTCCCCAGTGTAGGATTTATAACTGATGCAGCTCCGAATAAAAGCTTTCCAACAGTTGTATCTTTAAATTTCTTTTTAGGCATTTCTATAAGCCTCGGCTTCCCAAGGTAGGTTTTTTGCTCCTTCTTTCATTTTACTTCTAGGGTATTTTTTGCCTTTCCAGTAAACGTTTTCATTATCATAATCAAGATCACCACGTTTCATTTGATCTATATGAACCATTTCATGGTCTATAACGTCTTGAGTTTTTGAAGGATCTACATCTTTATTTATAATAATGGTACCATTATTATTAGCTTTGCCCATAACCCCGTCTTCCATATCTACACTATATATTGGAGTATTATTTATTTTATACGGAGGATTATTGAGTTTAAAAGCCATAGTTATTTTTTATATGGAAACATTTTATTTAATGCTCCTTTTCTAGCAGCACAACCGCAAGGGATGTTTAGTCCCTTGCTCATTGTGTCTACTACTTTTTTGATACCAGTAGCTTTAGTAAACTTCTCTACGCTGTCTCCTAAACCTGTTGATTTCATAATTTACGGAGTGTAAATACAAGTTGTGTATTCAGCCCAAGTTGCAGGTTGAGTAATAAGGATTTTTCCTTGCTCTCCTGATTGAGCAGCTGGTACTTGCAATAAAGCGGGTACAGCACCTAATGTAGATACTACGCCTCCTGGATTTGCTGTTAAAGCTGCATTAAACACGTCTCTAAAATCTTTTTCTCTTGATGCTGACGTAGCTCCGCCTCCTGCTCCACCTGTTACTCCAGGTACTTTGATTGTATACAATGAAGTAGCGGAAGAATCCGTCTTTATAACTGCAGTCGTAACGTTTACTGCATTAGTCACAGACTCAAGAGCTGCTATTTTATTGATCGGTATTAATGTTTCAATGCCATCAGACGCTACAGGTCCTGCATTTACTTTTAAAAAATTTGCCATTTTTTGTTAGTGTTAGTGTTAGTGTTAGTGTTAGTGTTTGGCTGGGTTTTACAGATCCCTACTGTTTGTTTTATCCTAAGGTTACTTCTAGTTATTCCCCGCCTCTGTCTGCGCGAGTTTTTCTTTTTTCTTCAGATCCTCCTGCAAATATATCATTATAAATTGCCTTGCCTACTTTTTTAAGACCTCTACTAAGCATTGTACCATCTCTATTACTGTCGTTAAACACAGTGTCACCATCTCCGTCATAATCAAACATTTGTTGTCTGCTGTTGCCGCTCTGGTTTTTAGATAAACCTGGTTCTACAAAGTTTCTAATTTTTTGCAGTGTTGTTGGTTCTGTATGTCCTTCTTTATGTTTTTCTAAAGGACTATGTCCCATATGTAAAGCAGACTTTGAATGCTTTGACATCCATGATCCTCCACTAGCGTGTTTAGCCACTGGGTTGTCATGCATTAAGTTGTATTTTTCTTGTTTTGCAGATTCCATGTGAGGACCTTTTCCATATCCCATGTTAAGACTACTATCGCTTGCTGAAACAATTGCTCTTACAACATCAGTTGAATAGTTTTTAAACATTTTTCCTTGACCTTTAGCTTCTTTCTTTTTAGCTCTTTTTTCACTCATTTTTTTTACTTTTGTCACTTTTCTGAATCCATCAGGTCCAGCCGGTTCTGATTTTACGAAAGTTACTTTTTTTCTTTTACCTGGCATAATATTATTTTTTAAGTTTAACTGTGGTGTTTTTTATTTTTTAATTTTAACTTTTGCTTTTGGTTTAGATATTTTGTCTATAGCTTTTCTTCTATTTTCCGCTGCTACAGTTTTTATGCCTCCTTCTGGTTTTTCAGCAAAACCTGGCATTCTTTTTTCTCTTCTTAGTTCTTGTTCGTATTCTTTTTCAGCTAAAGATATTACTTTTTTTCTTGGTGGATCAGGGTGATGTGTATGCATTGGTGAACCGTGATGCTTTTTATCATATTTCATATCACCTGCCAATTTAGAAATATGTTTTTCATCTGCAGTCATTTTTTCGTCACTATGACCGTGGTGATCATCATAAAGCACGTCTCGCTTTAAATAGTCAATATGTGCAGCATCATCTTTTACCGCATCATCATAATTTTTGCTTGTAACTCTTGTGTGGGCGTGGTCTCTTGACCATTTTGCGTTTCCGCTATATTCACCCCAATGTCCTTTTTGATATCCCATTTTAACTTCCTTTAAATGTTGGTTTTTCTTTATTATCTTTTAAATCTTTAATATCCATTATTGAAAGTGTTTTTGTTGGATCAAAATCCTTAAGATCTTTATTTGTATTTCCAATAATAGGGTATGTTCTTACGCTAAACGCTTCTCCTTGACCAAATGGATTATAAATATTTCCATTTGCATCAACCCTTACGTAGCCGTGTTCTCTATCCCACACTTTTTTAGTATTATCCTTGAACCACTTTTCGTTTTTATCATTTGTAGCACTTATTTGATTCATTTCATTTATTATTTTTTTTGAATGATCTTGTGCTGGGTCTGATGACGATGTGGTGCTAGAAGCTTTTTTCTTTGCACCAAGTTTTCCGGCTGCTTCAACCATTGTTGAATAATCCATTTCCTTTCTAGGTTGATAATACATATCAGATGATATATCTTGAGTAGCTGTTACAGCATTCAAGGGACTGGTATCTGTGTCGGGTCTATCGTATGAAGCAGACACTCTAGCATCTTCGCCGTATCTAGATCCTTTTCTTTTTGAACCTTTTTTTGCCCCTGTTGATTTAATAAAGTTTTTATTTTCTATTTTTTTAGCTTTATCTAGTAACTTTACTACTTTAGGATCTGAATAATTATAACCGCCTGTTTCACCTGATCTTTCTGATTTGCGTTGAGCTCTTTTTCTTAATCTTTCAGCTCTGTCTCCTGCTATTTGTTTTACAGGTGAAGCTTTCATAAATCCGTCTCTAAACCGTGTCATAACTTATTTTCTTGAACAACCAAAGTTTTTGGCATAGTTAGCCATTTTAACAACTTCTTCGCTGTATTTGTCTTTTTTTGACATTACGGCATCAGCAGCAGAACAAGCGTCTTTAAAACCGTTCTTTTTAGCCCAAGCTGTAAATTTTCCTTTATTTTTTTCCTTTATTTCAGGAAAATCGTCTTTTTTTAAAAATGGTGATGTATACATTATTTATATCCTTTAGCGCATTCAGTAATTGGCATTCCTTTGTAGTAGCTTTTAGCTTTAAGCACTTGCATGCCTTTTATGCCAGAACTAGAACCAACTCCGTGAGGTCTTCCAGTCTGATCTAATGGTCCGTCCCAAATAGCATTTTCTCCAACAACACCGTGGGTGTTTTTAGATGCCATTGTTTTATCGTAATTTGGATCTGTTTTATGCATAATTTATTTATTTATTTATTTATTTTAAACATCATTGGTGCTCCTACTGCATTTTGTCTTGCAAATAAATCACCGAATATTTGATTAGCACTTTGTTGTACTGGTTGAGTAAAAGGTTGAACTAAGGAACTAGGTTGCGGTGGCACATTTGTTAATTCATTTTGTAAATTATCAAAATCTTGTCTATAACCTGTGTTTATAGCGGGTTGTTTTGTTTCTAAACTTGCCACCGCTGGCACCTTAGCTTCAGGTTGAACTAAAGAGTTAGATGGAACAGTATTTGTTAATTTATTTTGTAGTTTCTCAAAGTCTTGTCTATAGCCCGTGTTTATAATGGGTCTTGGTGCTTGTATAGTGCCAGGGTTTAATTGTTCAGTAACACTTGAAGTCTCAATACTGCTTTTTGGCATTGGGTTTTTTTGACTAAACGAGCTCATGTATTCGTCTATATTGTTAGCATTTCTACTACTACCAATTAGACCCTGCAGTGCATTTAGCCTACCTCCACTTGTTCTAGAACCTAAAACACCCGACGCTCTTGCTATAGCACCTCCAAAATTTACCGGACTATTACTCATCTATTTTTATCTTTATTTACGTTATAAATAGCTTTAGTCATAACCTTGTCAGTATATGTCTTGCCATTAATTATCTTGTTTCGTCTACCTGTGTTTATATCTTCTTCACCAAGCATTATTCTGTATATTCTACTTATAAGTTGCTTGCCCTTAAATGATACTTTATATATATGGTATTTTTGAGTGGTTCTGTTTCTATGTCTCCAGACTTTAATCCAGTCTTGCTTCAATAGTCTATTCCATCTGCGATTATCCCAGCTATAAGAATAAACACCCATCTCAAAGTCTTTCTTAGTAAAAAACTCCATACAATCAAGGTATATAAGAAGTTCTAGATCTGCATCGTTTAAATCATTGTTACGACAAGCCCATTTTCTTATAATGCGGTAGTGTTTCAAGAGGTTTAGCTCTCTAATGTCACTAGCGTCTAATCTCATAATACAACGACTATGTCACCTGATTTTATAACGTGATAAGATTCTTTATCAACTTCTATTTTGTGGCCAGCGTGACGATCAAAGTATATTATATCATTTGGTTTGACACCTGCTACTTCGTCTCCTGCAGAAACTACTGTAGCCTGAACATAACGTATATCGTCTCTTTGGCTCTCAGCAAGTAAAAGACCACCAGTTGTTTTAGTAGTCCCTTCTTTTGCTTTGTTTATTATTAAGTTTCTACCTATTGCTTTCATCAATTCTTAAATTATTAATTACACAATCAGTAGATAATATTGTTGTTGCTACAGAAGCTGCATTTTGAAGAGCGCTCTTGGTGACTAGTAGTGGATCTATAATACCCGACTTAATCATATTTACCATTTTTCCTGTAACCACATTGTAGCCTTGTCCTTTTCTAGTAGGTGTTTCAACATCCTGAACACCTGCGTTTTCAAGTATAGTTTCAAAAGGCGCTTTAATAGCTTCTAATAAAACCGCTTCACCTAGTGACTTAGCTGTTATATTTGTTGCAGCGTTTAATAGAGCAATACCACCACCAGGAACAATCCCTTCTTTGATAGCAGCTTTAGTAGCACAGATAGCATCTTCTACCCTATCTGTTTTTTCTTTTAATTCTATTTCTGAATTAGCACCTACTTTAACTATTGCTATTTTAGCAGACAGCATGGCTAATCTTTTTTCAAGCTTTATAAGCTTATTAGGATTTTTTTCTTTCAAAAGCTTAGACTTAATTTCATTTATAACGTCTATAACTTCTTTTGGTGATTCTTCTACTTGTAGTATTGTATCTTCGTGTGATGTAACACTCTTAACACAACTACCTAAATGCTCAGGCTGTATCATTTCCATGTCATCACCTAAGTCTTCATTTATAATAGTAGCACCAGTAAGTAATGAAAGGTCCTGAAGCATTTGTTGCTTGTTTATTCCAAACGTTGGAGCATCAATAACATTCACTTTAATGTTGCCTTTCATTTTATTCATAGCTAGAGCGGATAAAACACCTTGTTCTAAATCGCCTATAATAAGCAAAGGTTTGTTGTTTTTTATTACGTACTCTAGCACAGATTGAATCTGTCGTATTGTATCAACTGGTGATTCTAGTAAAAGCACTAGTGGATTTTCTAGTTCAGCAGTCTTTGTTGCTTGGTTAGTTACAAAGTGTGAGTTCTTAAGACCTTTGTCGTATTGAACACCATCAACAACTTCTACATGTGTTTTACCATCTGAAGCCGTTTCCATCATAACTACACCTGTGTTATCTACAGATCTAAAAGCATCTGCAATAATTTTTCCAAGCGCAGGATCATTGTTTGTAGATATAGTAGCTATTTGATCTATCATACTACCTTTAACATCTACTGTAAGTAGTTTTAAATACTTAACCACTTTTTCAATAGCTGAATTAATACCGTCTTTTAACTCTCTTGAGTTTGTTTTGTTAGCTACTTTGTAAGCTTCTTCAAGTATCGCATGAGCAAGTACTGTAGCCGTAGTGGTTCCGTCGCCGGCTTCTTGCACTGTTTTACGAGCTGCTTCTTTTAAAAGCGTAGCACCCATGTTTTCCACTGGGTCTCGCAGTATTATAGAATCTGCAACTGTTACACCATCTTTAGTTATGATTGGTCTTCCAGTGTGATCCTCTAACATAACGCATTTGCCGCTAGCTCCAAGCGTGGAACTAACAGCTTGCGTTAGTTTTTCAATTCCTTTAAATACATTAACCCTGGCATCATCACCAAAGTTTAGGTTTTTGACTATTGCGTCTGACATATTAGATTAAATTAGATTTTATTTAAAAAGACTTATAATTCCTACTATTGCAAGAAAATAAGCCATAATGGTTAGAAAAGTTCCAGCAACTGCTATTAAAACTATTGCTGGTGTTTTTAACTTTTTCATTTAAAGGTTTTAACTACTTTCGGTCCGTTTAAAAATTCAACTTTCTTTGCGTAGTGTTCAACAGTCTTATTAATTGCAGTTTCTGCCGCTTCCATAGTTTCACGTCTTGTGACGTCAATCCATTTTTCTTCATCTTGAAGATCTTGATATTCTGTTTGGTAATAACCGTTTGGTAATTGAACTATGCGCCAGTTTGCTTTATCAGCTATATGGTTCCATAGTTTGATTCGGTCTTTAGTTGGTTGTGGTTGACTAGTCCACGAATTAGTCTCGTAAAAAAACGTCATTGGTTTTGGTTTTTATGTTATTATTTGGTTTGCACTTTCCCGTGCCGGGTATGTTATCCTGATACAGTACCTATACTTATTCCCGTTGGTGGATAAAATACCACCGTGGAATTTGAAGTAATAGATAATTCTTCAAATGCTTTTACAAAGTAATCTAAAAAAAGTTTTTTAGCTTTAGGTTGATCTGCCGCGAGTCCTGCAGATAGAATAAGGTTTGCATTTAAAGCACCTGTTCCCGCGTAATCATCAAGTAGATAAGTTCTAAAACCAGGTATAGCGCCTACAAGCTCTACATCATAATCTATTAAAGTATGAGTTCCTACTAATCCAACTATCTCATCTTTACTGAGTACGCCTTTGGCTTCTTTGTTTATTAATATATATTTATCCATTTTTTTATTTTAAGTATAATTAGTGACGCGTTTAACAGCTTGAAGCTTGATCTAGTATTCCAGTTGTGCTTAAATTCAAGTAAGTAGTAGTTGCAAAAGTTGCGCCACCACTAAATGAAGTTGCGGGTGGTAAAAATATTCTACCTCTTGCTGCTAATGTACTTGGGTCGGTTGCAATTGAGTTGTTGATTAGCATGCTATAAACCGTATTTAGAGCTGGAGGCGCTGGAGGATTAGCTCCAGTTCCAAAATAACTAAACCCTTGAAGCCAATAATCTTCATTAAAAGCCACCCATGTAGCTAAATCTTTATTGCCAGTGACATAATAGTCATCAGATACATATAACTCGGCATTATTGTAACTAGATACAGCAGGATCTGCTAGTTTAACACCGAAAGCAGGTAATTGACCTAATCCTTTAGCTGCGTCTAAAAAGCCATTTATTATATATCCACATGGCCAAGTTCTATCATTAGATCCTTGTAAAAAAGAGCAACTTCCAAAGCTACCACTACCAAAAGCAGGCGACATAGCAAATGCTCCATAATAACTATTAGTGAAAGTGGCATTGTTGGTGGTAGATAAAGTGACATAATTTGCAGCAGAAGCACTACCAGAAGCGTTTTGATTAGGATCAAACACAAAATCTAGTACTAAAGGACAAACAACGATGCTTGTTAATCTAGATCCTTTAAGACTAATAAAATATTTAGAACCACCTACGCTCAATGCATATGTGCCATCTGCAATAGGATCTAAATCCGTGGCTGAAGGTTTAGACAAAACTAAAGTACCAACCGCTGGAGTTCCAACTTTGGATTCAACTATACAGTTTGTTGCTGGAGTGGATGCGCAAGCCGCAGCTTCATCTACAGCAGCACCAAAAGTACCATCTCTATAACCAGCCGCATTAATTAAACCTGCTGTAACAATCTCTAGTTGAGGCATCGCTGAGTTTAAACTAGTTTTTAATGGAGAAGTGGAAATTAATGCATTTTGTAACCAACTATAGAATTGAGATTCTATTTGAGTTGTTGATATTGAGCCTGTGTTATTAAAAGATATAAAGAAAGCTAATTCATCAAAAATATTTGATGTTCCAGTTAAATTATATCTTATTATTATACTATCTGCGGTGACATTTATAATTTTTATGTCATCTAGATTTATTGGCTTGGTTATACCAGCTGTGTCTTTTACGTAGCCGAAATTCATATTTTTATTTTTAAATTCTTTATATTTATATACTCACTTGGTTTTGGCGAATTTTACTAGAACGTTGATATAGCAACTCTCTTCCATGTATTTGTTGCTGTACACACATAAATGTGATCCGCTGTAAATCTTATTTCTCCTAAAGTTCCCGCTGCTACAGCAGATACTGGAGCTGTGTTTAGTGCGGCAATATCCATCTGACCTGTTACAAGAGTACCTGTGGTTGTTGTTTCAAACTTTTTAGCGTTGTCATAATAAAGTTCAATAGGTCCGTCTTTTGTGAATTTAGCGAAGTTTTCTCCAAGTTCACCGGATTTAATTTCTAATTCAGTATTAGAGACTAAAATAAGATCTCCAGCTCCTGATTCATTTATAATGGAATTAGTTGTTATATTTCCTCCAATTGTTAATCTGGCGACACCTGCACCATCAAGAAACACCAGAGGGCTAACTTGCCCCATTGATAAGCTTTTAGAACTTCCGTTTATAGTTACGTTATCTGCAAAAGTTGTTGCCGCGTTAACCGTTAAGGTATCTGTGCCAGCATTACCTAGTATTGTATTACCAGTTGTAGTCAAATCATCTGTTGTTATAGATGTATTGTTTATAGCTGTACCTCCTCCAAAAGTGTAAAGAGACGTAGCGCCAGCGCCTGATCTTACTATTGTTGAATCACCTACTGCTACAGCGCCAGTAAATAGTGCTACAGTGTTTGCTGTTCCAGCCGCTGGTGTTCCAGTTGACAATGCATTGATACTATCTATTGTAAACGTCTTGGTGGAATTAGGCGTGGTAGATACATCTGTACCTATAATAAGATCACTACCTGTAGGTGTCGTTGTTGGATAACTGTTTATTGTTGCCATGTTTGTTTAAATTTTTTCTAATCTATTTGTTTCTGGGTTGTAGTCATGAGTGTGTACGCTTTCACCAGCTCTATCAAATGCACGTTCTTCAGCTGTCATTTGGTTTCTTTTCTCACCTTCTGCTGTTAATGTACCGTCTGGATTCATATGTCCGCGTTTCTTAAGTAGGTTCATTGCAAATGCTTCGTCTCCAACCTGAGCAATCAATCTTGGAACAAGCTCGCCACGACCCATAAACTGTAGTGTGCTCATATATCTATATATACTTACAGATAAAGGCGAAAACTTACAAAGTAGGACATAAGCCCCTTACTTATATACCTTATAAGGCTAATGTCACTATATAAAACTAGGCCCCATAGCGTATATCGAGAGTTAGTGTTGTATTTTCCTGATTTTTTTCCTACAGAATTGTAAAATTGATTGAAATTTACCAGCCCCGGCTGTTTTTTACAGTTTTTTTTGTTATATATTTGAATTTTTCATTGAAATTATTTTGACTTTTTTTACAAACAAAATACAGAATGTTTTGGATAATAATATAAAACAAACTATGTTACTTATAAATAAATATCAAATACAATTAACTACTAAAATACTAACAAACAATTATATTTCTTTACAATTTATAAATAACAAATTATTTATATTACATAATCCTTCAAACATTAATATAAATAAATTACTTACAAAAAATAATATAACTTATAAAATAATATAATTAAATTACAAACAAAATACATTACAAATTGGATAATAATAATGTAACTAAATAATAATAATAATAACTTAATAAATAAATAATACTATGCAAAATTTAAAATCAAAAAGATTTGTTATCAGAAAATCTTTAATAGGTAAAAATCAAATCATTGAAGTAACTTTCAAAAATGGTAAGTCATTCACTTACAATCATGATAAAGTATATGAAATCATGAAAGATAAATTAACTTCTATGAATTGTTTTGAAAAGTATAAGTCATACACTTCTTCAACTAGTGTACCAGTTATACTAAGAGATAAAGAGGTAGTTTAATACTACTTCTTTATTACTCACTGAGATAATCAGTGCAGCACTATAACTATAAATTAAACTAATAAACAATTATACACTTATAAATAATACTTATATGAGAAAATTCATACACACTATTATACTTAAAATCAAGTCATTACCAATAGAAATTGGTGGGTCCACTGATGTAACAAGATGGTAGTTACAAACAAAATACAACTATAGTTGGATAATATAATAAACTAAATAAATAACATTCGGAGTGAATGGCTCGGCAGTAAATCGTGGCGTACTTAATATAGATGAAAAACTCTATAGCGTTAGTAGGTAAATCGCGCACGTGTGTGAGAGAAGTTCGATTCTTCTACACTCCACTAATACTAAATAACTATGCGAATAATTAAACACTTCAATCCACACTTTCCAGACAAAGATATCTACAAGTGTACTATAGACAATATCACCCAATATGGTGACTTACAAAATGTCACTGAATTTAGAGATGACAGGCTAAATAACTCTGATTACTACAAAGAGTTACAACAACTTCATGATGAAGGGTGTAGACAATACTACAAATCTAAATCAACATTTAATAACTATACAGGTGACTAATTAAAAATATAATACTATGCAATTTATACAAATAACTAACAATAAAGAGATAGATATGACTTCTCTTATACTAAAACAACTACAAGGTGAAATCACTAGAGATGAAGTCTTGCAGGTAATCAATGATAATATAGTAAAAAATTCAGATGAGATATAATATAATATATTGGAGTAATGGCTCCTATGAACCAGAAATAATAGATGAAGCAGAAAATAGAGTGGAAGCTCTAAATCTTGTAAAAGAATACAGGATCGCTTTTAAGTGTAATAACATTAGTTTTCAAAGAATATGAAGAAAAATATAATTAAAACCATAATAATAGTAGGTGCATGCGCTACTTCCTACACAATAAGTAATAATATAGCGCAAGAGATCGCTGCATCATCATTCGAAGCAGGGAAAATGGCTAAATACAATGAGATCAAGCAAAGAGCTGAAGACATTAATCAGTATGGCGAAGGTTATTTCACATCACAAGACGTGGAAGAGATCTTAGAAGGTTATTATGATGATGAAGAAGGTCTCTAGTTACAAACAAAATACAATAACTATTGGATAATATAATAAACAAAACTATGCAACAAATAAAATTCTATAAAAAAGACGGCCATTCATTTATAAGATTTGGCGGTCAAGACTACAAAGGCTACACTGTCGGCAACTTACCCGCTAAATTTGCTTTCATCTACAATGAAGATGAAGATAAAGAAGGTATCACAGAGTGGTTCAACTATAAAGGTTTAACTTACGTACCTAAATCAGACAATCCATGGGCGTAATGACTATGAAAGAGCTATGCAATTACTCTATACAACAGAAAAAATTACGTGCAAGCGAGCATAGGCGCAGGCACTCACATGACGGGTTATGCAGTGGACTTACAAATGTCGAGTACAATCGAGTACGAGTTAGACAGAAATCTACCTTTCCGAAGGCTAGAAAGTTCACTCACAACCGTATGTGGCGAGATGATACAAAGAAATTTACAGTAGAACAACTAAAATTAATAAAAACCCTATGACAAATTGGCAAAAAGAGCAGTTTATGCTCGAAGAACAGTTCGTAAAGCGTCTGCTTATCGACTACGGAATCAGAGAAGTAACAACACAGAAACAGGCTAAAAATGGTACTCGTGAATTTGAGTTTCCTGTACCTGCATATACTAAACAAAGACTTAAGTGGTTTGAAGAAAAAAAAGGTAGTACTTGGTGGAAAGACTTACCAAGACTAAGGCTAGCTTGTTTCAAATCAGGTTATGTACGTAAGCAAAACGGTGGAGACAGAGCATATCAGCTAAATCCTACATACGAGCAGAATTATAGATGCGTATGGCAGAGAGACAATGGTGAGTTGTATACATCAAAAGGTATGATTAGAGCTAGAGCTCTTATATATTCACCAATAACAAGATTAAACTTTATGCTAAAGTATTACCTTAAAAACTATGCAAAATAATATGAAAACACTTAAACTAACAGAAAACGACTGCATTTTTGTACACTATGTACTACGCATGTACGCTCAGCAAACACCTGGGTTAGATCAAGAAG